CAACAATTTCCCCACCAGCACAACTATCACAAGTGGTAACTTGTCAATCTACAGTATGCCTGCTGTTACTAACAATGGAACATTTGCTGTTCAAGCAGCACAGGCAGGTGTTTGGTATGCTAATATCAATAACTTCCCCATCAGCACAACTATCACAAGCGGCAATATTGGTATAAGCATTGGTGGTAGTGCGGTCAGCAATAGTAATCCATTCTCAGTTAATGTTGTTGGCAACATCGCTGGTATCACTACGATGCCTGCTATAGACATCAAGAGCATGCCTGCTATGAGCGGCAATGTCTATATCCTCAACAGCAACACAGCACCTGCTAATGTTACATATGGTGACACTACGCAGATGGATACAACTAACAGACTGCGTGTCAGCGTTCAAGGACAACAGTGGTGGTATGTTCCAACAGTTGATAAAGACGGTGATCTTCGACTACAGGAAGCATTCCAAGGCACAGGCGCCAGCAGCACATTCATTCAGAACTTGGCATCAGTTCGCATGACCAGTGGGCAGACATATAATGCCAATGCTAAACTTACAGGCAGTGCTATCCGTGCCAGCAGACGCAGACACAAACTTCGTCCTGGTGTCAGCATGGAATGGTTGGGAATGGTTAACTGGGATGGGCTACAGAACAATGTGGTCAAGCGTATCGGATTATTCACTAATTACAATGGTATTTTCGTAGAAGCAAATGCTACTACTATCAACACAGTTGTTCGTCGTCGTCTAACAGATGGCACATTAGTTGAGTCTCGCACACCTTATACTGAATGGACACACGATAAGATGGATGGCACAGGACCCAGTGGATATAACTGGCACTTACCTGCTGTGACTGCCAATATTACCGCAGTTACAAACACTGCTAATGTTGCTATCAGCGGTGATGGTAATGTCTACTCTGTGACATATCAATTGACAGCAGGCGAAGAGACAAGATTAACAGTAGGTAAGAAAGTAACTGCCAGCGGCATATCGCCTACAGGATTCAATGACACTGGCCTGGTCACTGCTATCGACACTGTAAACCATCGTGCTAATGTTGCATATGTTGCTTATCCTGGAACTTATAGTTCAGTGAGCAGTGCTGTATTGACTAACACAGAATTTCATAACGCACATACATATTGGTTTGATTTTAGCGGAACGAGAACAGCAAGAGTGCGTTTCGGCATTTATTCTGATGCAGGAAAAGTTGTCGTCCATCAGCAATCATTCGGTGAGATTGGCACACAATGGACCAATGCTCCATCAATGATGGATCGCAAGGAGATCGTCAACACTGGTGTTCCTGTTTCATTCCTTCCCAGCATGACTGTGGCAGGATCCGCTGTTACTATCGAGACACAAAGCGAAATTAATCCTGGATTTGGCACTGCTCAAACTACTACTCCTGTGGCATATGACAAAGGGCTAAATCAAGAATTCGCACTTTTAGGTATTGGGTTGAGACACGGCGAACCTTATCAGAGAGCAGACCTACAGATAAATGCTGCTCAGGTAGTTGACGTTGCCAACGTCAACAGTCAACAGTTTCCAGTATATCAATATCGTTTGATTTTGAATCCCACACTGTCAGGAACTATTCCTACTCCCATTAATGTTGGCAAAGCAAGCCAGATGTATCAGTATGCTACTGGTGTTACTGTCAGTGGTGGCGTAAACTTATATGGCGGCTACTTTGTTGGTACTGCCAATTTGGATCTGAAGACAGCACTGAACTTCCTAAACATGGGCAGCAGCATCGACTATACAGATTCAGACTTATTAGTATTAGTTGTTAAGTTGGCTTATGGTGGTAGTGCCAATGGCTCGCTTATTAGCACAATTAATTTTACAGAAGACCTATAAGGAACGATGATGAATCCACAAGACCTAATCAGAAGCATTATGACAGCATTAGACAACATTGGGTCTGATCAGCAGCCACAGATGGGTGAGCCAGAAATGGAGCCTAAGCATGATGGCGGCATTGAAAAAGTTGAAGTTCCGTCAATGGCAATCCTAACTCCAGTCAAAGTTGATAACAAAGCCAGTACAGATGGTACCGCAGTTAAGGGATTATTTCCAGCACCTGAACATCAAAAGGCAGAAGAACCCGCAGCAGATTGTGGTTGCGGCGGCGATGAGCCTGAGGCAAATGATCAGACTGATGAACTTGAGATTATGAAACGTTCAGCAGGAATATCTCGTAGACCCGAATAGTAATAAATACTTTTAATAAGGTGAGATTATGCGGGCTGCTGAGTTTATACAAAAACTTGTTAAGATGGTAGATGCTATGGATAAGCAGACTTCTGCTCCTCCTCCACAGCAAATTGTCATTAACATTAATGGTGGAACAGCCTCAGTAACAGATACAAATGCGATTAAACCATCTGGTGAACCAGTGAAGGATCCAGCGGATAGAAAAGGATCTGATGGTAAAGTCAAATGGACACCCCCACTACAGCAACATTTAGACACAGTAAAGGCTGATGTAGCAGCCAATCAAACAGACGCAACTACAATGTCGAGTAATCCCGCCATACCAGGACAGTAAAATGCTGCCTAAGTTCGTACAGGAACTCTTTACAAGTAGAAAAAATTACGGCGACGGTGAAACTAGAGTTGGCCAAGCAGGTAGACTTTGGTATGAAAATGATACTAACAGTATAAGAATTAGTGATGGTGTTAGGCCTGGCGGCCGCATTGTTGCCGGCGGTGTTTGGTACAATAATACTACAAATAGTCTTATGTGGACTGATCCTGATACTGATATTGAATATGTCATTGCTACAGCAGGACCAAGGGCAGCAAATCAATTAACAAATGGTACAGTATCACTAACATTAAATGCTGATGGCACAGTATCATTTCCTAATTATACTTTTCCAGCAGAAGACGGCAGTCCAAATCAAGTATTAGTAACTGATGGATCGGGTAATTTATCTTGGCAAGATCAAACAGGATCAGGTGGCGGCGGGAATAGTCATGTTACGGTAAGTGACACTGCTCCAATAAATCCTGCTGCTGGTGATCTATGGTATGATAGTACTGCAGGCAGAACTTATATCTACTATGGCGATGCTTGGGTCGATTCAAATCCATCAGGTACAACAAGAGCAACAGTGGGAACAGTTGCTCCAACAACTGCTTATATTGGTGATTTATGGTATAACTCAGATTCAGGAAGAACATATATCTATTATAACAATACTTGGGTTGATTCAAATCCCCAAGGTGACTTCAGAGTTAAGATCGGTAATACTGCTCCACGACGTCCTATAGCAGGTGATTTGTGGTATAATACATTAGTTCATAAAACTTTAATCTATGTAGACGGCGATTGGGTAGACGCAAATCCGCCCGGTACGGCGATAAATAAACTTATAGATATCCCAGATGTCTACACAGGAGGACCAGGTGATCCCATGTTAGTTGATGGTGTTACTTTAATATATGCTGCTGGACAAGAACGATGGGAAACTAAACCAATTGATACAGCACAAATAAATTTAGACGGCGGGGGTTACTAACAAAATGGCATCAATTATTAAAATTAAGCGTTCGTCTAATCCAGGATCTCCAAGTGTTCTGGGTCAAGGTGAGTTAGCATACAGTTATGCTTCAGGAACAGTTAGCACACTTGGTGATCGTTTATTCATTGGTACAGGCACTGAAACTGCTGGTGATGCCGCTGTACATAGCGCCATTGGTGGTCTTTACTATACAAGATTAATTGATGCTAGTGTTCCTGGCACATTAACAACAAATGCCAATAGCGTTCCTGTATTAAATTCGTCGGGCAAAATTGATAAGTGGTATGCCGGTAACACATACATCTATGACAATGTAATTACAACTACTGCCACAAATGGTAACTTAAGTCTCGATCCAAATGGCACTGGCATGGTTAAGATTGCTGGTACATGGACACTTCCTCGCAGTGCTGGCACAAACAATTACATTCTTAAGACAAATGGCAGCGACACTGCTACTTGGTCTGCCCCAACAACATATATTGGCTCTACTGCTGTTAATCTGTTTAATTCAAGTGGTGATGTCGGCACAATTACTAATCTTAATTTAAACGGTGGTAATTATAGTGGAAATTATGTAAAAGTTAGCGATCTTGGATTTGGCCCAGCACTTGGAACTACCAATAGTGATAGTGCTGTTCGTATTGAAACTGGTGCTGGTGGAACAGTTGGGCATACTTGGACATTTAATGCTAATGGTACTACATCATTTAATAATGCTTCTTATACCTTCCCTGCTTCTGATGGCAGTGCTAACTATTATCTAAAGACAGATGGTGCTGGTAATTTAAGTTGGGCATCTGCTGCTACTAATTTAGATTCAGTACTTACTAGCGGAAATACATCAACACACGGTATGACTGTTGGTAATGTTACAGTAAGTTCATTAAACAACAATGAAGCCGTTGTTTTCACTAATAGCGATGGCAAGTTAATCAATAGTACTAATTTTACCTACGACACTGACACTACAATATTGCATGTTGGTGAAGGTATGTTCAATGGTCAAACTGGTAATAGTTCAGTTAAAGTAAAGACTTTATATTCAACCTCGTTAACTGCAACTCGTGTTCCGTTTGCTGGAAGTGATTCAACTGGTACTAAATTACAAGACTCTACTAACCTTACTTGGGATAATGCAAATCAAGTATTAGCAATAGGTGCTGGTGGCGCCCAAATTGGCGGCGATTCTGGTTACGGATATGTCACTGCTAATCAAGTAAACACTACTAAGGTCGTTAATAACGGTCATACATGGGCATTTAATGCTAATGGTACAACTACCTTTAACAGTGCTTATACATTCCCTGCCGCTGATGCTACAACTAACGGTTATGTTCTAAAGTCAAACGGGGCTGGTATATTAAGTTGGGTCGCTCCAAATGCCAGTCAAATTCAATCAGACTGGAATCAAACTGACTCCGGGCAAGTAGATTATATTAAAAACAAGCCAATGCTTGCCACAGTTGCTACTAGTGGACAATACAGTGATCTAAGTGGCACGCCAATGTTGGCTACTGTTGCTACTAGTGGACAATATAGCGACCTAAGTGGCACACCAATGCTTGCCACAGTTGCTACTAGTGGACAATACAGTGATCTAAGTGGCACGCCAATGTTGGCTACTGTTGCTACTAGTGGACAATATAGCGACCTAAGTGGCACGCCAATGTTGGCTACTGTTGCTACAAGCGGCGACTATAATGATTTAATCAACAAGCCAGACACTGCTGCTTATCTTAATGTTCAAGGTGACAGTGGTACTGCTAATGTTTCCTTAATAAATGATACAGTAGACTTTGTTGGTGTAGGACCAATTAATACTGACGTTACTAAGGTTGGTACAACTGTTTCTGTAACTACAAGTGTTGCTAATGCTACAGCAAGTACTGTTGGTGTTGCTTCATTTAGTTCAAGTAACTTTGACATTACAAATGCTCAAGTTAGTCTTAAGGCAGGTGGTATTACTAATGCCAGTCTCGCTAATGCTAATGTTACGATTGGTAGTACAGTAGTAAATCTTGGATCTACTGTAACTGCATTCACTGGTCTTACAAGTTTCCAAGTTGGTAATATTAAGATTTATAGTGGTGATCAAATCACCAATACACAAACTAACGGCAACATCAACTTAGTAACAAGTGGCACAGGTGTTATCGATGTTCATAATACAAGAATTACAAGCCTAGTTGATCCACAAGACCCATATGATGCTGCTACAAAGCATTATGTTGATGCAATAGCAACTGGACTTCATGTTCATCAACCTGCAGTAGTAGCAACTACTGATACATTAGCAGCACTTACAACTGGCGGCACAGTCACTTATAACAATGGCACAAGCGGCGACGGTGCAACATTAACATTACAGAATGCTATTACTTTAATTGATAATCAAACATTTGGTGTTGATTTTAACTCAGGTGATAGAATTTTAGTTAAAGATCAAGCCAGTGCAATTCAAAATGGTATCTATACAATTGATGCAACTGGTAAGATATTAACTCGTACTATTGATTTCAACACCACAAGTCTTGTTCATGGCGGCGACTTCGTATTCATTATAAAAGGAACTCGTTACGGTTCAACTGGTTGGGTACAAACAACTGATGCTGTTGCTATTGGTTCAGACTCAATTGTATTCCAACAGTTTGCTGGTGCTGGTACTTACTTGGCAGATCAAGGTCTATACTTAGACGGTACAACTTTCAAAGCCAACGTAAACAGTACAAGCGGCGGTATTGAAATTGTCAGCAATCAAATACAATTAAAAGCAACACTTGCTGGTAATGGTTTAACATATACAAGTGGTGTACTTGATATTGGTGGAACGACCGATAGGATTACTGTAGCAAGTGATTATATTGATATCGCCAGTACATATATTGGCCAATCAAGTATTACAACATTAGGTAATATTACAACTGGTACTTGGAGTGGAAATACTATTTCTACATATGCTGGTGGTACTGGATTCTCAAGTTTTAGTGCATATGACTTGCTTGTTGGTAAATCAGACGGCACACTTCAAATCCTATCTAAAGGAACTGGCGGACAGGTATTACAAATGAACAGTGCTGGTACTGCTCTTGTGTATGCTGATCTTGATGGTGGCACATATTAATCAATAAATATGACGTCACCAAAGGCGCCATTTTATGACAGCAACTACGATTAAATTAAAACGCAGTACTACTGCGAATAGCATACCTGCTACTACATCACTATCTGCTGGTGAATTAGCACTTAATACCTATGATGGCAAATTATTCTTTAAAAAAGATGTTGGTGGCACTGAAAGTATAGTAACACTTCAACCATTTCCTTCAGGCGGGGCATATGGACAAGTTTTAGCATTAGATAGCAGTAACAATCCAACTTGGATTAACACTAGTGCATCTGGTCTTACTATAAGAAACACATTGGGTAATGCTGGTACTGTAACTAAAACAGTTCCAAGTGTTACTTCTATTAATTTTGATGCATCAACAGGATTAGTTGTTACTACTCAAGATACCGGAAATGTGTTCGTCAGTTTAGGGCAAGTTGGTACTGCTACTCCAATCAAAACATTTAACATATTAGGTGATTTTGGATTACTTCCGGGTACAGCAAGATTTTATCCCGCAGCGCAGGATACTATTAAATCAGTCGTGTTATCAGTTGGAGTGAATAGATCTTCTGACTTAACAGTTGGATTATATAATAGCGGTTCGTTTCTGCAATTTTTTACAATTCCGTCTGGTCAAAATTATGCAAAGTATACTGATTTGAATTATGTGATATATCCTGGTGAATCTTATACTGTGAATGTTGTTGCTGGAAATGGAACTAATCTTTCCATGGCGTTGTACAATATTAATTTATAAACTCATTTGCTGTATAAATATATTGAAATAAACAGATTTTAGTCTGAGGAGAATTTTTTAATGGCAACGCTAAACGAACTTGGAAGAAATAGTGCTTCAGTAACATATGGTCCATCTGCCTCAGGATCAGACCTATTTCCAACATTACAAGCAGTTGATACATGGTTTAGAAACGATACATTTCAAGGTGTTACAGTTTCAGCAGGTGTAACTGCTGCAAACGCTGTAGTGGGCAACAGTAGTGCTACAAGTGGTACCATTTGGAATACACAGGCACGTGCTGGCGATTATATTATGATTGCTGGTCAACAGAAAATTATTGCTAACGTATCAAGTGATCAAAACTTCACTGTTACTGGTTCATTTAGCCCTGCCATTACACTTCCTAGCGCAGTTAAAGCAATAAGCACTACACAGCCTGTTCAAACTACAGGGTATCTAACTACAACTGTTAGAGGTGCAACTACTGGTACAGTTTATGTTACTAACGGTTCAACTACTGTTAACGGTGTTGGTACTTACTTTCTCTCAGATGCAACTAACTCAGTAACATTAACTGCTACTTTAACTGGTACAATTGCTATTGATACAGCAGGCAACATTACTGGTACATCAACTTTATTCTCATCTCAGCAGGGTAACGTAAACGGCTTATATCCAGGCGATAGTATTGCAGTTTCATTAACTAACGGTGCTGTGTATTACTTTACTATTGCCACTGTAACAAGTGATACTGCTGCCACTGTTACTGTTCCTCCAACTATTGCCATTTCGGGTGCTTCGTTAGCCAAAGCAACTAACGGTTCTTCAGGACGTTATATTAATATTAACGGTCGTATCCGTCAGATTACTTCGATTAACAGCAACACTTCAATGACTGTTAACTTCGCAATGGATTTCACTGACAGTAACTTACGTTATAAAGTTTATCCACGTGGTACTATTTCAAACACTACTTCTGCTGGTGGTACAATTTATCAGACAACATCTGTTACTACTGTTGGTGGTGTTGCTAACGCCACTGTTGATATTGCAGGTACTATTACTGGTACTAACCCATTTGTTCCTGGTGCTGTTGTTTATGCTGCTGCCAGCGTCACTGCCGGTACATATATTCTTAACCAAGTTTGGGCAACTGGTCCAACTGTAAACAACACATCTGTTGCAGGAACTAACGGTACTAATATTCTAACAACATCTGGTTCTCAAACTGGTACTATTACTGTTGGTCAACTGGTAACAGGTAGCGGTGCTATCGTTTCTGGTGTTGCTGCTGGTACATATGTTGTTGGTATCACTGGCACATCACCAAACTTTACAATTACACTAAGTCAGAACTTAACTGGTACAGTGTCGGGCACAGTGTACTTTGCTACTCCAGGCGCTGCTGGTCGTTATACATTTAACCAGGCCACTACTGCTTCAATATCTGCTGCTACATTAACTGTTGGTAGTATTCAAGGAACTAACACTAACTTCTTCTGGGATCTAGGTTATTACAATACTAACGCAGCAACAAGTACTCCATACATGTATCAAACAAGTTTGTTAGATCAAGTATGGGTAAACGACGAAGTTAGAACTTTTAACTTTAACAGCTTTGGTGGTACTATTACTGGTATAGGTAATACATTAAACGCTTATGTAACTGATTATGTTAACTCTCTTGGTACATTAGGTACTGCGGTTGGTGTATTACGTCAACCAGTATATTTGGCAAGCTTTAAACGTGAAGATTCATATATCAACGGCACATTGAACAGAGGTACTTCTACTGCTGTTACTGCGTTTACAAGTGATTTACGTATTGGCGACGATCTAATAATTGACGGTACTGAAGTAACTGTGACACAAATTGTATCAGACTCTCAGTTTAAAGTTAACTATGACTTTACACATACAACTGCTGCTAACTCAGGTGCTGCTGCTACTGCAAGTCCAACTTACTCAAGCGGTGGTGCTCCTGGTGCTACTACTTTCGTAGTCAGCAGTGCTTCTAATATTTCTGTCGGTCAGTTAATTACTGGTGTTGGTCTACGTCCAGAAACATATGTTACCGCAGTAAGTTCAACTACTATCACTGTAAGTAATGCTTTCATCATTCAGGCAAGCGGCACTTATAACTTCTATAATGGATCTGTTTTTTACAAGAAGTTAAAGTTACATGGATACGTACTTGAAGGTACTCGTGAAGGCGGCACATCAACTACTACTGGTCTATTTAAATGGTCACAGGCTACAACATTAGCAGGTGGTACTGGTACTAACTATCCAGTTGGCACTACTTCAATTACTGTTACTGCTGCTTCTTCTGTTGTTGGTCCTTATCAGTTTGTTAAGATTAGTGGCGGCGGTGGTCCTCCATTAGTACTAGCAGGACAAGCAACTTGTGCTACTTCTACTGTTACTGGTGTTGGTACTAACTTTACTTCATCATTACACGTCGGTGCTGAAATTATTCTAGCAGGACAGTATCTAACTGTTACTGCTATTGCTTCAGATACTTCACTTACTGTATCGCAGACTGCCACTGTTTCTGTTGCAAGTCCAATTTATAGAAGTGTACCTCTTTATACATATACTACAGCAGGTACTACTACTATTACATTAGCAACTCCACTTAAGAACAACCTGTTTGTTCAGGCTGCTAATCCTCCACAGATTGCTTATCCGTCAACTGGTGCTGACTTCATTGAATATGTTTACAGTGCTCCGAACTACAGCGCAGAACAGGGTTCAACTACATTATTAAACACTTCAAATGATCGTAAGTATGTTGCTTTCCGCTTCTGGCCACTATTCCAAAGCACCAACGTAACTCCAACTGGTACTGCTACTATCGGTACTGCTTTTGGTGCATATGCTACTCCAGTATATGAGCGTTGGTCAGCAAGTTATGCACAAACACATGGTGTTGGCATCAACCAAGCAGATTTGAGTGGCGGCACAATGATTTGGGGTACTGGTAACGGTACAACTACAATGACACTTACACAGCCAGTAGCAGGTTCACTACAAGTTGGTATGGGTATACAAGGTCTATCGACTGGTTATCCTAACGTACTGACTGCATTAGCATCAGGTACTGCTGGTTTAGCAGCATCAACTTATACTATGGGTTCCTCAACTATTACTGGTCCTTTCCCATATGTTGCTTCACTATATGGTGTAAGTGATATTACAGCAATGTCACAAGTAAGTGGTGGCTTCTTATATCTTTTTGCCAATAAGCGTTATCTTGCTATTCAAGGCAGAACTTCTTCAAACATTCAGACACAATTACAAGGTTGTTTAGAATTTGAACGTGCGCAGCCAGAAGATCTTGGCACAGGTACTGGTACAGCTTCAGGTATTACTTTTGGTGGTACTTATGGTGGTTCTCAGTTATCACAAGGTACGTTCCCACCAGTCTCAACTCCAGGTTTTGGTCAGAACGTAATTCAGAGCACTCCTGGTGTTGCTCCTTGGCCATGTTATGGTTATTTTAACGGAAACAGACTACCAACTGGTGCTCAACAGATTCCAACACTTCCTCAGGCTGGTGTTGCTAACTATCCAGTGCATGGTTGTGTTATTTCTGTTCCAAGAGTACGTAACTCAGTTTCAGATCTTGTAGGTTTCAATGCTCACATTTACTCAGCATTAACAATTACAACAGGACGTTGGGGTCACGTAGTTGAATTTGGTTCACATGGTGTTTACAGCAACGCATCAGTTGGTGGTTCTATTACTACTACTTCCAACTTGTTTACTTCTGTTATCAATGCCCTTCCTCAAATTCATATGGGTCAGATTGTTCCAGTGTACACTAACATCTACAATGCAAAACGCTTTATGTTTAGCCCAGTGGTAGTACTTGGTCCAGCATACGATCCAGACGTTAGAGGACGTTTGTTTGGATTGAAGGTTCTTCCGAGTGGTTTAGGAACATTAATGGATACTGTATCAATTACTGTTGACAGCAACTTCTTCTATAACACAGCTTCTGCTGCTGCTGATCACTGGGTAACTACTACTCCTCCAGCAATTACTTTAACTACTACTAACCCAGGTCAGATACCAGTTCAGACTACACGCTTTACACTAACAACAAACACTGGTCAGATTACTCAGTCTTGGAGAAGTTTAGAAGATAATACTATTCAGGCATCTAGCACCAACGGTCTATTTGTTAACAACTTCCGTTATGCGTTCCCTGCTTAATTGAAAAGAAAACTAATGAAATGGCTACTTTAACCAGTAGCCATTTTTTTAGGTAAATATTCATATGCCAAGCACTATCTTTCCCGCACCAGGTTCTAGTACAAGTACACAGTATTTGACTAACTTTGCCGGGTTTGATTCAGCAGCAGTGCAAGGTGCTACATATAAAAACTTACTGACATTCACGCAGGACTTAAGTAACGCTGCTTGGTCTAAAACAAATGTTACTATTACTCCTGTGGCATCGCAATCATTATTAACAGGCGGCACAACAGGAACAAATACCTTTACTGTTACATCAACTACAGGTATAGCAATTAATCAACCTATAAGCGGCACTGGATTGCCAGCAGGCACTTATGTTACTGCTATTAATAGTACAACTATAACAGTTAGTAAAAATTTTACATCAACTGGGTCTGGTACATACAATTTCTATAATGCTTTTGGTAATAATACTGTTACTAGTAGTTCTGCCACGCAAGCATTAGGTCAATCAATTTCAGTATCTCGTAGTACACAATATACATTTAGTTTTTATGCTAAAATTGGAACTGCTACTGCTGCTACATTTGGTGTATATGATAATACTAATAGTTCAAATTTAATTGCGCCAACAAGTTATTATGGGAATATTAATGTTGCAGTTATTACTACAGCAACAGGTACAAGTGGTATACCTTATGTTACTGTTGGCAATGCTGCCGGCATCTATGTTGGCATGACTGTTACTGCTGCTACTGGTGTCACAACTGGAACAACAGTTATTGGTGTAACTCCTTCTACTGCTAATATAGCGTTAAGTACTAATAATAGTGGCACGGTAAGTGGTAGCATTACATTTGCTGATCTTAGATGGCAACGTATAACTGGAACATTTACTACAGCATCAAATACTGCCAATGTGACGGTATATCCTGTGTGGACAATTGCAAGTGGGTTTGGGACTACATTAATATCAGCGCCACAATTAGAATCGGGGTCAACTGCTACTTCATATCAGCCAAACTTTGATATATCTCCTGCTGCGTTAGGTTTAACAATTGCACCTAATAGAGCAAATAGCATTGTTTCAAATATACAAAAACGTATTGAAGTTGTTAAGAATCCAAATAGAAACGATGCTGTAACATTTGACGTATTCAATTTACAAAAACAAATTGAAGTAGTCAAAAACCCAACGCCTGCTGATGCTAGTGTATTTGATTTAATAACATATCCAACTAACTTCAAACTTTCAAAATTGCGAACTCAGGTATTTGACACAGTTTCATTGAGCAATATCCAAAAACAACTTCATGTTGTTAAAAACCCAACTCCAAGAGATGCTACTGTATATGACGTAAACAATTTACAAAAACAACTTGTTATTGTTAAAAATCCAAATTCAAATGATAATATTTTATTCGATGTAACATATCCATCTAAATTCAAAACGATCAGCATTAATCCAACCCCTCGTGATAATGTTGTATATAACGTAACTAATTTACAGAAACAACTTCATGTTGTTAAAAACCCAACTCCACGAGATAACATTCTATATGATGTAAACAATTTACAAAAACAACTTCATATCGTCAAAAATCCAACACCTAGAGATGATATTGTATTAGATGTTAATAACATACTAAAATTAAAAGTTCCTTATACTAACACACAAATATTTGAAACAGTAAAATCGAGTAATCTACAGAAGCAATTTGAAATTGTTAAGTTGCCTGTTAACATCGATGTTAATTATCGACTGTCGGATTTTAATTCAAGTTATTGGACATATCCTGCTAATACAAATTTGGTTGCTGTTGGAACTAATAGTCCAAGACTTTTTAATAATACCGCAGTAACATATCAAACAATAAGTGGATCCAATACTGTATTAAACATCTTTAATCCTAGTTCAAACATAAATTATATTACAAATGGGCTAACTTATTATGGTACATTTAATGGTAGTAGTCAATATCTAACAGTTCCTGCTAATATAGGATTTGCATTTGGAACTGGTGATTTTACTGTAGAATGTTGGGTTTATATAACAACAGCCGCAACATCAGCAGCATTTGTTGGACCATGGACGGGAACAGCAGCAACTAGCGCATGGGTATTTACCCAAGGTGCTACAGCAGCAACTAATCTAAGATTTGGCATATCAGATGGATCAACAACTACGTTTGTTGAAAGTAACGGTGGGTTAGGAAACACTAATACTTGGTATCATATTGCTGCTGTAAGAAGTAACGGAACAATAAGATTATATTCTAATGGAAGTCAGGTTTATTCTAGCGGACTGGCACAAAATATATCTGTATCTTCGCAGGCTCTACAAATTGATGGAATAAATGGGTTAACTTTTTTAACAACTGGATATATTTCTAATCTACGTGTAGTTAAAGGCGTAGCAGTTTATACAGGTAACTTTACTCCACTTGGTCCATTGAGCACTAAACAGACTGCTAGACTAAATGTTGCTGCTTTAGGTGGCACTGAAACTGTTTTATTAACATTACAAAATTCTACTATAATTGATAATAGTACTGCCAATAGCGGAAGTGGTTTTACTATAACCAATACAGGTGCAGTAACAACCACACTAAGTGGTGCTGCATTAGGTACTGTACCTTTTGTGAATGATTATGTTTTAATAACAGACACAGTAACAAACAATCAAGCATTGGCACAGATAGTCAGTATTTCAAGTGCATCAGTTAGTCCCGCAGGACAATCGGTAGCAATTTATCCAAACGTAACAACTGGATCTAGCATAGTAAACACTGGTACCGGTACCTTTACTTGGACTGCACCAACAGGTGTTACAAGTGTTAGTGCTGTTGCTATTGGTGGCGCAGGCGGCGCAGGTATATCAGGTACTGCTGGCGGTGGCGGCGGCCTTGGTTGGAAAAATAACATTACAGTTGTGCCTGGGCAAACATATAGTGTAGTAACTGGCGGCGGAGGTGTATTTGGCAGTGCCAGTGCCGGAACTAGTTATTTTATTAATGCAACTACTGTGGCAGGTAGAGGTGGTGGTACTGCTTCTTCACTTAATAGTGGTAACTCCGGCGGCACATATGTTGGTGATGGCGGCGGTAATGGCGGCAGAGGTGGTTACGCTGGTACTTATGGCGCTGGAGGCGGTGGTGGCGCTGGCGGCTATGCAGGAAACGGTGGCCAAGGCGGCGGAGATGGTGCATCGGGTGCGTTAAGTGGTAACAATGGAGATGCTAATTCAGGCGCAGGTGGCGGTGGCGGTGTGCAAGGGGGAGCAGGCGGCGGCGTTGGCTTACTTGGAATCGGTACAACTGGTACTGGAGGAGCACAAGGGGTTGCTGGTGTTGCAGGATCGGGTGGTTCAGGAACTTCATATGGCGGCGGAGCCGGTGGCTCTACTGGCAGTGGTGTTGGCGGCGCAGTTAGGATTGTATGGGGTCAAGGTAGATCATATCCTTCTACTTTGTTAGCAGATTCTGCAGATTTTCCATTAATAACTATTACAGTTGCAACAACAAGTGTATCAAATTTAAATATTAACAACGCTTGGGCATATCAGTTATGGGGAGCAGACTTACTCCCTCAATCAAACTTAATAACAAATACAAGTCCAAAAACTGCTCGTGAGAATTTATATTATGCTACTTTAGCAAGAGGTAGATATGGTAGAAGGTTCCCATTTGAAATGCCAACAAGTATCCCTGGCGAGGACTATAAATTTGATATAAACAATTTACAAAAGAGAATAGAAGTTGTAAAAACTCCTGTTCAAATTCCTAATACTTACAGGCTTTCTAATATCAGTACACCTTGGACTTATTTTAATAATCCAAATAGAATTGCTGTTGGTAATTCTAGTCCAAGAGTATCGGGTGTTTCTTCAGTCATTAATAAAACAACTGTTAGTGGAAATACTACAATATCTAGTTCGATTACAACAAATACATTGGGCACATTTCCTATTGTTGGTGATTATGTACTAGTAACCGATACGGTAACTAATAATCAAGCGTTGGCATCTATTGTATCAACTACTTCTACAAACTACATTTCCACAGGACAACAATTATATACTCCTACAGGTGCATCGGGTTCTTTTGGATCTATAGTAGCACCAACACCAGTCAATAATCAATATACATATACCTTTACTGCACCTGCGGGTGTTACAAGTGTTAGTGCTGTTGCAGTAGGTGGGGGTGGCGGCTCTTGTAGTGGTACTAGTGTAACTGGCGGTGGCGGCGGCGGTGGTTTAGCGTGGGTTAATAATATTACTGTTGTGCCTGGCAACACTTATACAGTTGTTGTTGGTGGTGGAGGACCTGTACAAAACGGCGCCGCAAATGCTTCTCCCGGCGGGGACAGTTATTTCATTAACAATACTACTGTATTTGGTGGTGGTGGTGGTGGCGGTATTCTTAACACAGGTACTGCGGCAGGAGGAACGTTCACAGCCTCTAATGCCTATGGAACATTTGGCGGCGGAAGCGGTGGTACTGGTGGTACTGCATCGGGTGGCATTGGTAGTGGCGGCGGCGGCGGCGCTGGCGGCTACAATGGCGCAGGCGGCAACGGCGGCAATGGTGCATACTCTACGGGTACTGTTACAGCGGGCGCAGCAAGTACTGGAGGCGGTGGCGGTGGCGGCGCAGGCGGTGGCACTAATCCCGCAGGCGCTGCTCCTTACGGCAGTGGTGGTGGTGGTGGTGGTGTTGGAGTCGCGCCAGCAAGTATCACAAATGGTACAGGAGGTGCAGTTGCAACAGGTACAACTTATCCAGCTAATGGCGGCGGCGGTGTTGGCGGCTCTGGTGGCACGGCTTCGGTAACTGTACCTAATGGAACACACAGCGGCGGTAGTGGCGGGACATACGGTGGTGGCGCTGGATCAACTGATAACCAAGGCGGCGCTGGATCTCCAGGAACAGCGGGTGTTGGTGCAGTTAGAATTATGTGGGGAACTGGCAGAAGTTTCCCAAGTACATTAGCAACTGATCAAACAATAGTAACTTCTACACAAATTTCAATCACCTTAGCATCATCTGATATTTCAAATTTAAATACTGCGAATAGTTGGACATATCAAATTTGGGAACCTGATTTGTATGCACAGTCAAATGTGTTAACAAACTTAAGTCCACAAAATGCTCGTGAGAATTTATATTATACTACTTTAGCAAGAGGTAGATATGGCAGAAGATTTCCATTTGAATCTCCAGTAACTATAAATGATAATAGAGCAGTCACTTCGATTACTAAATTTAAAGAACCAGCAACAAAAAATCAAACATTTGATACTCCTGCTGCTGATAAACTTTCAATTATTGATGGAACATATTGGTATGACAATACTAATAAAACTGTATATGATATTATTGTAGGACAAGCAAGTCCAAAACCTGCTATACTTTATCCAACACCAGTTTCTCAAATTACAAGCGGAACCAATACTTTATTATCATTTAATAATGCCGTTAGTAATGTTAATTATATGACGCTGGGTCCTACTTATTACGGTGTTTTTAATGCTAATAGATTAACTATTCCATCTTCTTTGGCATTTGATCTTTCTAGTGGTACTTGGACTATAGAATTTTGGTTTTACACTTTAACTAATGTTACAGCAGGAAATCAATGTCGTATTCTACTATTTGGCACTAATGGTACTGCTAACTCATTTTATGTTGCTCTTAACCCAGGTGGAACAATTAGTGCATATGTTCCAAACGGTTCGCCGCCTGGTGTTACTAGTGCTACCTCAGCTATTACAACAAATATTTGGTACCATGTTGCTGTAGTTTGTACTGCTGGAACTGCAAGTATATATATTAACGGTACTCTAAGTGGAGGGCCAACGGCCATTACACTACCAACTGCTAGTGCTGTTACACTTGCTATTGGTTATGATACCGCAGCTAACGTGAATTACCAACTTAATGGTTACGTCTCAAACCTTCGCATAGTTAAAGGTGTAGCAGCATATACTGGTAACTTTACTCCTCAAGGTCCATTAAGTATCACACAGAATACTAGAACTAATGTTTTAGCATTAACTGGTTCTGAAACTAGCCTACTAACTTTACAGAATTCAACCTTTATTGATAATGCCTTTTATTATTTAATAACATATATGAATCCATCATCACCGACATATTACGGTTCATTTAATGGTTCTAGTCAATATCTTTATGCACCCAATGCTGCTGGTGTTGCTGGTTATGCTAATGATTTTACTCTTGAATTTTGGATGTATCCAACATCTTTTACAGGTGCTCCATTTGGATTAACTGGACAATATAGATTAGCTAATGGTAGATCTTGGTTAATAACAGTTGGGGCAGATGGGTATATTCAAGTAAGTAACAGTATATTAGCATCAGGAAGTTATGCTGGTGCTGCTTCTCTTAATACTTGGACCCATGTTGCTTGGGTCAGAAGTGGCTCAACTTGGTATCTTTATATCAATGGTTATCAACAGAGTAATCCTGCCGCAAATGGAACACCGCCTGCTAGTACTGAAAACATTATCATTGGTGCAAATGGTGATTCTGCAAGTCCTGTTTGGAATTTTCCAGGTTATATTTCAAACTTCCGTATTGTGAAGGGCCAAGCATTATATACTCAAAACTTTACACCGAGTGGTCCTTTAACAACAACCAGCCAAGGCGCATCAGCATCTAATGTATCATTATTAACATTACAAGATGCTACAATCATTGATAAAAGTATTAATACCTTCCCTATTACTAATACAACTTCAGTGACAACAACATATAATACCCCAAATAATATTATTACGAATGTTGGTACTGTAACAACAACAGCAAGCACAAGTGTCGCTGGAAATGTACCGCCAAAGGTCAATGATTATCTATTACTGACAGACAGTATCACAAACAATCAGGCACTTGCACCTATCAATTCAACTATAGTATCTACTACAACCAGTTTCATTGTATCGCTGGCTTCAACTTATCTTACGAACTTAAACATCAATAATATTTGGACTGCAACTCTTTGGGATCCAGAAGTAATTCCTCAATCATTGATAAGAACTAATATGCCGCCAACTAATACTAGAGAGAACTTATACTATGCTACATTACTAAATGGAAGTTCTCTTATAGGGTCTACTAACGAACCGTTATACTTTGATGCTACACAAGGAATAGTAACTAAATTTCAAACTGCGGCATTAGGCAAAGGCGTGATTGATGTTGCTGCCAAAACTGTTGCACCAATTCAGTTTTGGAATTAAATAAATACAACAGGAGAATTAAAATGGCACTATTCGACGAGTTAGACAATATGTTTCCGTCTCATACTCACTTTTATCAAGTAAACTTACCAACTATGAATGAAGCATTGGATAGATGTGCTAGAATGACAGGCGATCTAGGCCATGTATTCACATACAATGGTATGATTGTAATGGCAGTACAGCATAGTTTAGGAAATGATAATCCTTGGTTAACCGAGATAGCAGATCCCAATCCAGATGTGATTGATGCTGATATTACAGTTATTGATACTAAGTAATTTTAGGCACTGCTAAACAGACAAAAAAGCCCTGCTATTATGCAGGGCTTTTCCATTACTGAGGGCAGTTACTGGAGGTGCCGCCCCCAGTAAATTCTACTAGCGGTCCTGCACCGCAGCAACAACGTGCTTGCCCGCACCCTTATTGAACTCCTGGAAGTTCTTCAACTTCGATGCCTTAAAGGTCATCTTGTAAGTAGTTAGTGCAGCATGTACGAGCATAACCTGCAACTCAACACCGAGGTTATCCATAATGAACCTGAGCACATTATCAAACTGTGCGTGGAAGAAATCATTGCCCTTATCGGTATTATGATTCCTGTCCCAGCATTCCTTAAGTTCGTAGCACAGAGCAACTGTCAGCGAGTAGCAAGCCGCAATGTCCTTGTTCTTAAGTTCCTTAACCTTGCCCTCAAGAATGTGGGTAGGGTTAGGCATGTTAGCACTGACCTTACGGTGTGCGTTAAACTTAAGAGCAATACCCTCACCAACAGTACCTGAGACAAGATCAGTAAGTTCAATCTCATTGATGCTATCTTCAGTAAGCAGTTCGCTAACAAACGACCACGAACGCGGAGTAGCAAAACTCTGACCACTCATCTTAGCATCGAAGTTAAACAGATCAACCTTGTTGGCAGTAATGTAACCAACAACATCGGGATGGATCTTATGCTCAATAGCCCAAGTCTGCCAAGTCTCAAAATCTGGACGAAGTGTGAGATGGATAAAGCGGTTAGCAAGCGGGGCTGGCATACGATATGTAACACCACGATCAGTATCACGGTTACCAGCAGCAACTACTACAACATTATCAGGCAGTACATAAGTACCAACACGACGATTGAGAATCAACTGATAAGCAGCGGCCTGCGTTGCGGGCGGAGCACTATTCATCTCATCGAGGAACAAGACAACAACTGGATACTTAGCGGCTTCCTCCATAGTAGGCAGATCAGGCGGGGCACTCCAAGTAGCAGTATGCTGCTCGGTGTTGTAATACAGCACACCCTTAAGATCTGATGGATCCATGAGTGCAAGACGCAGATCATACAACTTGCCTTTCAGTTCCTGACAAATATCAGCAACTAGTTCTGACTTGCCAATACCTGGAGGTCCCCAAAGGAACACAGGACGCTTACGACGCATTGCAACTTTAAGTTCACGCTTTGCAGCATCAAGTGTAACACTGCGGGTTTCAGTAAGGGAATCACTCATCTTATTCTTCGACATTTGGCACCTCCAAGTTGTTAATGTCTATATTGTTACTATATACTCTTACGCTTCTTTGTCAACCTTTGTTCTCACATAATGCAAGCGGGTGATATTTTCCGCAGCATGTTGCTTAATTTTAGCAGTGGTAATTTCAACTATTTGCCCCTGCTTAAATTCGTGATCACCGGCAAAGTTTACTACATTTCCTGCAGATGTCAATGCTGTTGTATAGTACTTGAACCAATTCTTGCTGTAGATACAAGAAAGAATTTCGACTGTTCCTTCAAACTTATCTCCAACCGAATCGAAATGAGTTGACTTACGCTTAAGTTCGTCAACTCGATCCCATGTCTTATCATAAGCAGTAGAACGCTCCCACGCATTTGGCAGGGAAGCAATTAGACCCATGGTCAATTGATCATTAGATGCAACTGATTCTTTATAAGCAGCATTAGCAGCACTCATAGTATAAGCATTGGCTTTGCCACTCATAATTTCCAATGTCTTACTCTTATAATATTCGATAATCTCACGAGCGCGGACATAGTCTGCTTCGCAAGTATCAAAATCCTCTAGATTGCTCTTATTAAGAATGATGTTCATAATAGAACGATTGTGCATTTTATTAGGGGTATTAGCACCTGTGCTATTACTAACATAACATTCGTTTGCTCTTTGGGCAGCAACTGCCGCAGCAAAAACATCCTCGATGAGGTAATTAACAACGGTTTCAGTGATGCGTTTACGTTTAGCCATATTATGCTCCTCGCTTGTCAGAATTGAGCGCCGGCTTCATCTTACGAATGAGTTCGCGTTCATAGTCATGTGCTGCCGTCTTACCGCGGATGACAGCAAGTACAGCGTATTCGATGTCTTCTTTGCACTCTAAGGTGCGAAGTGCTTTGCAAAGCAGCCAGTTGAGTCCTTCCTTTTGAGCACGATAGAAGTGCTTGGCAACACGGCTACGGACGCTCTTGTCCACAGTGCTTTGAGTCTTAGCAGTGACACCGATGTACAACTTACCTTTTACGGTAATTTGGTACACAATGTGGTTACGGTCAGTGCGCTTCTTTCTCTGTATCATACACTTATAATAGCACCAATAGGGGATACGTCAACCAAAAAGATTTTGTGCTAAGTCATTGAATTAGAAGCACATTTGAGCAAGAACTAGCAGATCCCAGTAGATTTCTTGTCCAAATCTTGCCCAAAAAAGCAGCCCAACTGTAACAAATACTATTACAATTGTTACATATATGTTACGGATTACGGCGCTTGTCTTCAGCACGAACTTCGCGTTGCCACAGGGTGTAAGCATAACTTGAAGGTGTAGCATCCCCTTCCCATGCATGTTTGGTCGACAGTGTATTCAGTTTGAAATCAACCAAAGATCGCTTTTCTAGTTCTTCAATGACCATACGTGTCCAATCTTCCAATGAAGTATTCTTCCTAGTATAGACAACTGAAGTTGGACGACGCTCTTCAAGACGTTGCGACCAATTTGGAGTAGTTTTGCTTGACATTTTCACTGTTCCTTATGTTGGTCGAATAAATTGGAGCGGGCGAAGAGGATCGAACTCTCGACATTCTGCTTGGAAGGCAGAAGCTCTACCGCTGAGCTACACCCGCTTATTTGTGCAGTTAACCATGACCGCACACGAAACTATTTATGGCGTTCAACCCCGTTAAGCATTATTTTCTTTACGCTAACTATTTAACAATACACTAAATTAACAGCACTGTCAACATTATTATTTGATAATCCCATTGCAATTGCCATTGGTTCATAAAAGAAATTAAGAGAACCCATTCCAGATAAAAACCAAGGATGCATAATTTTTTGATCCATTAGAATGATGTCTGGAGAAGTAAGTCTGTCAACACGGAAATTATAATGCTTATAACCACGTTCAACCATAATATCAAACCCACGTTGTGTAAGTCTAAAACCATTTACTTTATCTGGGTTACACCAAAATAAAGGATAACCTCGGTCTAGTTGTTTAAGATGAGGGATGACATCCCTAGCATACTGCGCCAGTTCCATAGTCCAACTAAGTTTGGTTCTTATGGTTTCGTTGGAAATATCTGAGATCCTTGATTTAATAGGACTACAGAAAACTTACCTGTTTTGAACTTAGCATTAAGTTTTTTACACAAATTAATAGCATGACCTGGATTACTGAAACTTACTTTTTTGTACTTAGGTCCTGGATATTGCTGTAATAGATTTTGTGTCTTTAAGTTGATAGGTTTTGAATCGTAGTACACAGCCCAAATGCCTTCACTTGCCAGTATTTGATCTGACTTATAAGTTAACTTATTTGCTTGTTCCAGAAGAACATTGGGTTTAGGTCTTGACATTTACTCGGCTACTTTGATTTACTATAGTTATTTATCATAAGAAAATGATGCTTTGCTAAAACGATTTCCCATCTAATTCAATTACAATTTCGCTTGCTTGTGACTTTAAGTTTGAATTTTCAGATTCAAGAGACTGTAAATGAACTAATAAATCTAATATTTCACCTTGTAAATCTCTACATTCTTTGTGAGTAAAAACAACTTTTCCGTCACCAATTAAGGACTTAACACGTTGATTGAAATTTTTAATATGAAATCCATTAAACTGTGTCATTGTGCAACCTTAATTGTTCCATCATTTCAAACTTAGTCTTGTAAGGTCCGCGATATTCGTATCGCTGCAATGTAATCAACTTTGGACTAAAACTCTTAACCCACCCATGTTCAAACTTAATGATATAGTATCCAGCACAATGATAACTGTTGCTTTTGTTAGTTTTGGTATAGATTGGCAACTTGCGTTCAACATGCCATAATGCATTGTATGGAGTATGAGCAGTTGGGAAATCGTATACTTCCATCTCAGGAGTTGACTTAGCCTGCTTAGTCTTCTTATTAAAGGATATATTATATCTAGCAGTAAGTTCTTCTAAATTTTTAAAAGATTGCTGCTTATCATTAATAATTGCAGTGACTGCATTATTTTTAAAACTTACAGTTCCAATCTTCTTACCGTCTTCTTCTTCAAGAATCCAAAATTTATTTTCTACAATTGTTTTGGCTTTCATATCAACATCCCACGTCCTGATCTGTGTCTACTACAGTAAGTTCTTCCTTCTTCTTAAGAGTAAAAGAACCATTCTCATTATCAATCCATGACAGATCAGTGCCTTCACTCCACCCCATTTGACTTAGCAAGTCTGGAGGAAATGGAAGCATAAGTGCTCCTGTGTCAGGATCCGTTACAAGTTCAACTGTCCACGAATATGGTTGATCGTTCATGCTATCTCCTTAGGAAGTTTTTGACTTAGTATTTCACCTATGCCCTGTGCATTTTGACTCATACGTTCGAGATCATACTTGCCGCAGAACTTGATAAACTTAGCACCAACCATACTAACATTCTTTGGTGTGATGCTCATAAGATAATCATCAATGGCTTGCTTAATATCTACAGGCTGGCAAGTAAGATCAATCAATGTCTTATTCTGTTCATACTTGTCTAACACACGATGTTCAACTCCATCATGGTCAGTCCAACGCTGGAGCATCATGTTATTCCAAGCAAAGCCCTTCTTATCACGATCTTCAAAAGCCTCCAAGAGCCCTACTTTCTTTGCAGTGCCCTTGGTGCGCACGCCTGGATATGCGCTGAATACGTTATCAGTTGCGTCGCCGCGCATGATCTTTTCAAACAAGATCCACTTAGGATCACCAGGAACTTTATGTTCCTTAGTCTTCTTATCAATTACTGGCTTGCCCTTATCATCATAAAAGCCATCCAGTCTAATAGTTTGATTAGTTACACCATTTTCAATAGTTACGTTTGGTGCTAGAAGTTGATAAAAATCCGAATCAGTACTGCAAATAATATGCTCATCGTTAGGATGGAGACTAATCCATCTAGCAATGAGGTCATCAGCCTCAGCATTGTCACAACGAATAACACTAGAGTTAGTGTTACTATCAAGCCATCGAACGAGCTCATCATATGTCTCCCAAAAAAGTTTATCCTCTTCTGCTTGAGTCTTGCTCATGGCATCTTTAAGATCTTGTCTATTACGCTTATAAGTTTCAGTATGGCTCTTGCGCCAACTCCTTGCTTCAAGACAGAAGATAACATGGTCTGGCTTAACTTGCCGCCATGTTTTCAACAGTGCATTGAATGTGATGTGAAGACTCATTCCTACCTTACTCCACGAATCTGCTCCGCGAGCAGCAACGTGACGGGCACGAAAGAACATGTTTGATGTGTCAACTAGCAAGTATTTCATATTGTTAATATATGCTACTATTACTGGTTTGTCAAGTGTGAAGTTATTAATTTGGCCAATTCAGCATGGCCATTGGCTGTAATGTATTCAAAGTTATTTAAGAATTTATTTCTGGCCCACTCTTTGATATTTTGGGTATATGGATCAAACATCCATTTATCTTTCTTTAAGTTTGGATTGGTGAGAAGAACATTTCCCATAATGAACGAATGTTTTATTTTCCGTTCATTTAAGCGATCTGTTAGTTTGTTAACTTCATTAATGAAATCAATTTGTTCATTTTTTAAGTCAAATGTTTTGAAATATTCGTGCATGGCATTGCGTAATTCAATTGGTAAATCAACATTATCAGATTCTTTAAAATTAAATGAAATAAGTCTATCGTTAAATGTAATTTCACCTTTGAAAAAATTAGGCCATGTAATAACAAGATAATTTACATCATTGGTTTCTATTACTTCTAATGTGTCTCTTATTATTTTACGCCAGTTATTTTGTTCACTGGCATCATTGCGTAAATCTTCATGAAAGATTAGATTTAAATGTTTTGCAAAACTGACATCATGATTATTAGGATGTAAACTATACCCTTTTACTTTGTAAGCAGGATCTTGGCTTGCCCAACTATAATTTGATGCACTATAACTTGCAGCAGCAAAACCATCCCCGTTTACATATATCATGATATTTCAGTCTTACCTTTACCAATATCTTTCTTATTAACAATGGCTGCTGGACTAATGGGCATACCTGGATATTGATTTGTTATAATAGTTCTACAAACGTCGTTTAACCATTTGTCGACGATTTCTTCTTCACTATTACCAAAATACCCATGCTTAGTCAGCAATTCAACGAATTCACTATTCCAATCAAGTTCAATAGATCCAAGTTTAGGATTGGATGGATCGAAATCAAACTTTAGAATATCTACTTTAGGTTCTGCTTTTGGAGGCGGAACTGCTTTTTCTTTCTTGGCTTTGGGCTTACGAGGCTTTTTAACCTTTTGTGGATCTGCCTGCTGAATAGGCGTTTCCTCTACCTTAGTCTCTTCTTTCTTTTTATTAAACCAACCAAACATTAATTACACACCACTTCTGTAACGGGGGCATAATTGTAACCATTCCACTCATGCCCAACAACAATTCTCTGGCAAGTTTCGCCATAACGATTATAAAAATAGGACCCTGCAACGATTGCACCCAGTGCTCCAACAGCATATGGAACCCAATTTCTCTGGGGAGCATAATGGGGACGGGGAGCATAATATCTAGGCGCTGGACGATTTCGTTCCATACGACGCTGATAATACTGGGCTTCAGCGGGCAATACTGAAAGTAAAGTAGCACCAATTCCAAGCATAGCAATAGCAATCTTACGCATCATAGCCCTCCTTTTGGACTATTTTTAGTATACAGTATTTACCCACGCTGTCAACCGTTATGCCAAACTTGCATATAAATGAATTTGAAGATTCAAAATATAACCATTTTGAGCACAATATCTAGCAGCATATTCATGATTCTTTTGGTTGGCCTTCATATCCAGCAAACCTTCTTCCCAGAAACTGATAACTTCGTCGACAGCACTGCGCTCTTCTAAAGTAATATCATTCTTAGTAGTACGCAATTGTTTACTTTTCTGGGGCTCGCTATTATAGATATTCATAGGACTAATGAATACTTGCTTAAAATCTTTTGCCCACTTGGGGATGCTACTATATGGACTATCCTCATCAGCATTCATAACAAATTTTAGACAATCAGCACGTTCTAGCATATTGCGATTAGGTTCTAGATACTTTACTGGCTTACCATTCTTCTCTAGACATTTTGGACTGACAACCAATGTAACGTAATCTGGAATGTTTTGTACAATAGTGCCGTTACTTTCAATCTGTACGAAAGCAAAGTGTCCTTCCATCCGTTCAAGGAATGCACCAAGATTCTTCTGTAGCATAGGCTCGCCACCAGTTACTACTAGACCAATCTTCTGTTCAGCCCAGTCCGGAACACCACCATCAAAATACTCACGAAGAACATTGCCAATACGAAAATCGATCTCGTCGAAAGTTAACCAGTCTCCTCCATCGAAATAAGTATCACAAAAACTACAAGCCAAATTGCACTTAGCAAGACGCACAAATACTGCGGGCTCTCCACGATATGGTCCTTCCCCCTGTAGTGTATAAAAGATACTGGTGACAAACAATTTATCACCAGCAGCATCGAAATACTTCTGTCCTACAATTTCGTTTTTACCAAACATTAAATTTCCTCAAATAGATTATTGTACTGCTGCGCAGACTTTAGCATTGCTAGAATATTATTCCATTTGTTTCCGTTAACACGCAACTTACCACTTTTATCATCAAATTCTTTAACACGTTCAATTCTAAAAAATTGTGTTTGTGCAAGAACCCAATTAGTTAACGGCGGATTATTAGCCAATTGATTAGCAAGATCTTTTAGTTCATCCTTCAGAAAAGAATGTATTGGTTTCCAATCTAAGATTTCTATTTTACAAACAACTGTTTCGATTAATTCAAGAGGCTCATCATCTAAAACATGTAAGTCCCACTGGTCTAATTTAGTTAGAAAGACTTCCCCATTAGTAGCAATAATTTGCTTAATTGGTGCAGTTCCAATAGTAGCAGGTGCCCAAGTATTCTTCTTCCTTGATTTGATTTCAGTATTGTACTGCGGTAAATCAGGACCTGAACCTCGATTTGTTCTAATACCCGCTTTATCATACTCTTCTTGGATTGCTCTACCAAATCGTCCGTCACCGTTGCCAATTGGATCAATTACGCTTCCTATAATATTTTTAGGACGAGCACTCTTAATCTTAGCCATTTTAGCCCTCATAGATTGCTGAATTACCAGCATGTTCAAATACTTCAGCACTCTTAAGTCTAACAGTCTCGCCTACGGGATAACGTCCGCCCGCAACTTTATACTGATCTAGTAGTCTTGCCATGGCATCGTAACACATCTTAGCAAATAACTCGCAGCCAACACCTGGAACAATACGAAGATCGCATAAGGCTCCTCTCTCGTGTGGTTTACCACTTGACATTCCTTCATAACCAATTAGAGACATCTTCTGAAAGAACTCAAGATGCGGATCATCAGCAGCAATTACAAGTGTATGATCGAACATTGCATCTGCCCATTCTTTAAACTGCTTTAGTCCACCAAAGTCCATAACCCAGTTACGATCATCTAGTGTTTCGCTTTCAAAAGTAAGTTTAATACCAATGCTGTATCCATGTAGTGTACTGCAATGACTATGAGTAGCACGCCACTGTCTAAAGCAGCAACTTAATCCACGATCAGTTCCATAAGTCTTTGTCGAATAATACTTTGCCATTATCTTGTTAATCCTCTACGCATCATTTCCATAGTAATCGCCCCTGCTACACGCTCTTCAAAATTCTCGTGTTGGCTAATGACATGCAGAGAATGATCGTGTCTATCTCTTGCGGAATCATAGTGTCTAAATTCCATTACAGTACCGCCATCTGCACCGTAGATAGTTAGACTTAGCCCATGACTGTCTAATCCATGATTTGCTGATACTGCTTTTAAACCAACAGTATATGTGCTGGGGTTTGCTGGCTCAGCATCACGAGTCTCCCACGCTTCCTTACACTTCTTTCTAAACCAATTATCAAACCACTTCATTATTCAATCTCCGATATTGTCTTTCTTCCCATAGTATGATTTACTCTTGCACGAATTTGTGCGTTCTCCCAAGTCCAACATTCCCCAGTATCATCCTGGAAGCAGACCCACATGAGATCATGCTCTGGCCCGTAGTCAATGATGAAGTGTGCTAATGCACGACCTTTTGGAGTCATTATTGGAATTGGGGGGTCAAGCCTTGTCATCGAGCATACTCTTGCTGTAACTTAATATTATCAAAGAATTCCTTCTTTGTGCCAGCATCTTCATTGAACGCACCTTTAAGTACAGTAGTCTGTGTTAGACTACTATGAGCCATAATGCCCCTATTCTCGCAACATCCATGCGTTGCCTGTATATAAACAGCAACATTTTCACTGCCAGTAGCCTTTTGAATCTCACGAGCAATGTCGTTACAAAGTTCTTCCTGCAATGTGCCGCGACGAGCACACCATTGTGCAATACGGGTATACTTGCTAAGTCCAATCAACTTTTGTGCAGCAATAATACCAATATAAGCAACTCCAGTTACTGGCTGGTGATGATGACTACACATTGACTTTAATTCACTTCGAACAACTAGCATACCAGTGTATGCATCAGTCCCATCATTTGGGAAACTTGTTGCATCGGGTGCTGGATTGTATCTGCCACTCATTACTTCATTGAAATACATTTTGGCAAGACGTTTAGCAGTACCTTGACTATTTGGGTCAGTTTCTCTGTCAATTACAAGTGCATCCAAAACTTGTTCAAATGCACTTGTTGTTTCTTCAATTAGTCTGTCATATTCATCAAAATAGATATACTTTGAGATATTATCTCCAGCCCAATAGCGGCCGCCATCAGCCTTAATACGATTACGAATAGTTTCTGAAACGCTCATTTAATTTCCTTATGATAACGCAGTAGGTATTGCGATATAGTTATAATATAGATTATTTAGGCCTGTGAGTCAATAATTGTTTCATACAATTTTGATCCATTAAAAAAGTTTCCTGTTGATGCATTATTTAGATTCTTAACAGTTCCTGGTAAATCAGCGTTGTTACTGCCCATAATATTTCGAATTCGTTCCATTAATCTGTTCTTATTTCGTAGATATTGATTCCAATCTCTAGTCCAATCACTAGGATATTTAAAGAATGTGTCCCACATTTCGTCATAACTTAATCGATTAGGAACTAGCGGATATGTACCAACAATAGCACCTTCGTATACACTAATACCTAGTGTTTCTTGCAAGTTAGCACTAAACACAATTTTACTTTCTGCTAAATGTGTATGATATTCGTGCTTGCTCAACTGATGATCTTGTGCAATAAACCATTCATATTCAGGCATAGACTTAGCAAGATCTCGAAAGATCTCTAACTGCTTTTCAGGAGCAAGACGATGGGGGAAAATAATCTTATCTTTCTTTGCAGTGTTAACATAGGGCTTAAGAATATCATTTAGGTATTCCATTGGCCAGCCAACAATGTGTATCTTGTCAGGGTGCCATTCCATAAATGATTCGCTAGATGGTTCGTCAAACAAGTTTAAACAAAACATATCAAGATGAAATTTAGTAGCAAAAAAATTGTGATCGTAACAGTAAAACATACTAGATTCAGCATTGCGAACCCAAGGAGTATCGCCAATCAATCGACCTAGAAAATCTTGCGGGTCATATGATCCTGCATGCCACATGCCGCCTAATTTAACAGGTATGCCCAGTAGTTCGCTCATGTACTTTACTTGAATAACAGTTGGGTTCCAAGCATCGGTATAGAGAAAATAATCACCTTCCTTAACTGTGCCTGAAGCAAACAATTCAGCAATTTGCAGTAGTTGCTGACTCTTATAACTATTAGTTCCTGCAAAATTTAGAAATGCGCCTGGCGTAGTTGCTTGTGGAACTTCTCCTCCACTAATAACAACAACTTCCATTCCAGCAGTCTTCATCTGCTCTGGTAGGTATTGCTTCCATTGTGCTGTATAACGTGTTTCAACTGCTTCCAAATCAACAAGATAAACTGTCATGTTCGTTCCTTATAATAGTTACTAGCCATCCATTGTATTAAACAAATAAGCCCTTGACCTTCTTGTTTAAATTTAACTGTTATTGTTCGATAATCCTTGTATTCAGGATTAATAATAATAACATAATCTTCGTACATCTTCAAATTTTCTCTTTGAAGTAATGCTTTCAATCCTGTTAAAGTAGCATTACGATTATGCCAACTTCCCGCTTTATGTCCTATCAATGGAAAATCAACTGATTCCCAGTTTTCAGTTAACCAAGGGTCAACAAGTGCTGCGTTCATGTTTTTGCTTTAACTTTAAAAAATTTGAAAGAACTTCATCAACCTTAAGTTTTAAACTTGAGTAATTGACGGGCTTATGGTATTCTTTAATATGATCGTTTACTATGTCATTTATAATATCTTCATAGCATAATGTAATATTTGCTAATTTACGATATTTTTCTGCATCTTCTCTCAGTTTTAAAATGTTAGAAACACTTACAGATATCTCATCTTCATCTACCAGATAATCTTTTGTTTTTTCATTTTTTCCATACGAGGCTTTGTTAGTTCTAGATAGAATATGATAACTGGTTATCTGTTGTGCGATATCAAGACGTTCTAAAAAGATAACAAAACTATTGTTGATAATTTTATCAAATTCATCTTCGGTAAATTGACTATGATGATTGGGAAATATCTTAATAGCAGTTTTTACATTATTATTAAAATAATGCCAAAAAGATTTAATATGTGCAGGATTTACATCAAGATGAAATACTTCATTGCAGTAAAGTAAATTGCATTTATCTGACAATACTCTACATAATGCAGTAGAACCAGTTCTTGGTGTTGACAATATTACAACTGATTTATCAATATCTTTGATAAAATCCAAACTCATTTGAGTCCCATTTCTTTACGGATATTGGTAGCACTGATAGTAGTCACAGACTCATCAAATGTTTCTTCACCACTTGTATAGCCAACACCACGCCCCCACCCAATATGCACAATATTAGGAACAACTTGGATCTCATACTGACCTTGATATAGTGGGTCAAGGTCTCTACGAATAAAACGCTTTACTTGTTCAATTTCAAATGGATTAGATCCCTGCCAACCCTGTACATCACGTACTTGTATAATAACTTGCCCGGTGCGCTCTAATAGACGCTTAAACAATGCACGATGCCCTTCATGCCAAGGTTGCCAACGACCTAGCATCTGTACAGTTTCTTTCCGCCAATCAAATATTGGACGACGGCGCTTATCCTTAATGTGATCCCAAATAAAAGCAGCCCACTTAATAGCATTTTGCTCAGGTACACGAAAATCGTATAGATTGGGTTCTACGAATGCTTTGTTAGTATCTTCATAACGTCCGCGATCAATAGTATCAACCCAAATGATCCAATCTGCTTTAAAATTGTTACGCATCTCAACTAGTGGAGCAACAAAGTCGGCAATGACAAAATCCATTGTACTTTTGTCTGCTAGTTCACGCATACGAATACTCTGTCGAATACGTCCGCTTTCACTAAAATCCCAATCATTATACTGCTGTCGAACAGCATCGGCGTTAAACCAATCGACAGTTTGAAATTCAGTTTCAATACGCTTCTTTAATTCCTGTGCTAAAGTAGTCTTGCCAGCACCAGGCAGTCCCATAATCAAAATCTTTTGCATTTTATCTCCTAAATAAAAAGGGCTAGTCATACAACTAGCCCCACAACTCTCACCTGGCAGTATGTAGAATTAGTGACGGCTTACTCGACGAGGAGCAACTGTTGCATAGTTAGCATCCTCCGCCCAGTTATTGATTACACGATCCCCACGACGGACACGTTCAAACTGTCCGTATGCGGTGTTACGCTTGTAAAGGTCAGACTCGTTAAAGACATAACCATATTCTACACAAAATTCACGATATGCATCAAGTTCGTCAAACACACGAGCAACATTACGATTCTTAATCATATTAGACTTCCCATTTGATGTTACAACCATTTTCATTATCTTCGCTTACTTCAATCTCTACTGCCCTGCCAGGATATCGAGTTGAAATTACCTTATACAAGTCTTCTGCTATCATTTCGCAACTCTTGTAGTCAAGTTGTAGTGTAGCAGTATTGTATAAACTTGTCAACCAGCGTTTAAACTGGATGAATTCGATGTCCCTATCATCGTGGAATACTTCGATAGAAACACGGAAATGGAAAATGTGACGATGAGGATATCCAAGAAAACTAACATCATACTCATCGCCTGTAGCCAACTTTGGATCATCCAAAGCAGCAGGATACTTGTGGATGCCTTCACGTTCAAACTTCACCCAAATCATGCTACGACGCATAGTTTCAGGCTGACGATCAGTTACCATCTTCTTCTTTTTGAAAGGATTCATATTAATTACGACCATTTGTTTGAGTCTCTTCGTATAGTTTATAGTCTTCTGTATATGTGTCAAGTACTCGTTTGAGTTCAACAATATCATTGTGATCGGGGATCACATCATGCCATTCAACATCAGCACGACCAATAAGGAATTTAGCAGCCATCTTTAGACGTTCCCAAAAATTGAGATGACCTTTATCAGACTGTAGCATGAAGTAAAGTTCTGGCTCATCCTTTCCTACCCATTCATAATAACTAACACGGATGAGATGCTCTGGGGCATGGCATTGACAGCCAATGTAGATTGTTTCGCTCTTGTCATTGTGTGTGCTCATAGTGTTATATTACTATGAGCACACTGGTTTGTCAATTAAAAATCTATTCTTAGACCTATAGTTCCTGCGATGCCAGTTAGGTTAGAACTCTTATCTACACCAACTGAAGCATTTAGGAATATGCCTTTGTCGATTTCAGTGTTTGCTGTAGCACGGATGCTGCCAACAGTTTTGAAATCTTTACTCTGTGTAACACGACCTTCAACACCAAAATTCTTATCAAAGTCATATCTCAAACCAACATATGGATTGAAACTGGTACTTGATTTTGATTCAGGAGTAGTTGAAAGTAACGCACTGCCATTTTCAACAATGCCGTTGATTGAACTGTTAGTTACAGTTACACCAACTAATGGTCTAAAATCAAAATATGTATCTGCACTATAAACAGTTAGATCACCATAAATTAACTTTTGATTGAACTTGGTATTGTTTGCTAATGCAAAGATTGGCAAAGCAGTAGTTCCGTTAAATTTACTATAGCCAAACCCTACAGCAGTTTTAACCCAAACATCCTTGTCTTTGATCAAAGCATAAGCATTGGCATCATAGTTTTCACTTTGTACTTTGCTATTAACAAGACCATTACTCTTTGAACTGCCATAATTAACAGCAACTCCAAAAATGTTATTATCAGCAGTCCATTGATAACCAGCACCTGTACCACCAGTTGAAATGCTGCCTACAGTCTTATAGTAACTTGCAGTTGGGCTAACCCATGCACCATCATTTTTACTTAATGCATCAACTAGGAATGGATTAAATCTACGAACTGCAACTGCATCACTAAACCCATTTGAACTAGCACTTGCAGACTGGTTTGAACTATTTGAAGTAATATTAGTACTTCTAGTTGTCTGTGTGATTACTTCATTTGTAGTTGATGAACTGCTAGTTACAACATTAGTTGTTGATGTTGTTACCACTGGTGTTCCATCACTAGTAGTTGTTGTACCATCTGAGTAAGTTGTAACAGTTACAAGGATAGTAGTTGTAGTTGTTGTTCTTGGAACAGTAGTAGTTGTTACTGTTGTGATTGGAGTTGTTAGTGTATCAACTCTAGTCATTGGAGTTGATCCAATTACAGTAGTTGTTCTTGTTACTTCAATTACTCTAGTATTTCTAACAGCAGCATCTCTATAACTTGATGTATATGTAGTTACTCCTGCTGTATTTGTTGATACAGTAATGGTTAAACCGCGTGTTGAAGTATTTGTTACACTAGATGCGCCATTTGCAGAAGATGTAGTAACTCTTGGTGTCCCGGGAGCAGTACTTACAACAGTTACAGCAGGTCCGCCAGCAGCAGCACCTTGAGCAGGTGTAGCAAGTGTAGTAAAGCCGACTGAACTTGGAATTGTACATTGATTTGGAGCAACACTTACGCTGGCGCAAGCACCACTATATGCACCAAGTTGTACAGCACCGCCATCTGATGTATGATTACCTGATACTTCAAATGCAATAGTATATGTTGTACCAGCAGTTAAATTGACACCTTGATAGATACCATCAAAAGATCCAACGGCACCATCATACCAAACACCACCGTGAGGTGCTCCGCCATCCTGCCATTGTCCAGCAGCAGCAGGATATGTGCCATTTTGATACCATACACCCCAGTTAGTTGGGGCTTGTATTTGACTTGGGCCATTATTAGTTGTTACACTAAATGCACCGCCGTTATCAAATCCACCATTTGTTAGTAAATTAGTAGTTGATCCAGCAGCAGTGAGTCTAACATTATCAAAAGTCCAAAATGCTGGATCCTGTCTAAAAGCAAATCCGATAAAGTTAGCACCAGTAGTAGTTGCTCTAAATGTATATGTAAATGTCTGCCAAGTATTTGGTGCATTATTTGTTACGACACCAACTGAACCTGCAGGCAACTGTTGTGCTGTCACAGGTGTTATTATTAAGCCTGTGATCAAAGCACAGGCTTTTAAAAATGTTTTAATCACTATATCTCTCCAAATTGATTAAATTCGTCGAAATACTATGATTAATTGAAACGCTACTGTTACTATTTATTGCTTTGCGTATAACGGTTTGTGGGAATATATCTACTTAATTACTGTATCTTTAGTATATTGATCCCAATATGTATAATTGTCTTTGGCCATAAGATCATGTAGTTGATGTGTCCAAACACCTGAATTGGTCTTGCCCCAAGTTAGATCATCGATCTTCAACGTAGCATTATAGTTGAACTGTTTGATATATGGCAACTTGACACTGAGCATAGGAACAAAGCGATCATGCTCGCATAATCCAGATTCAATTAAACCTTCTGCTTGCTTAACATCAAGATCCAATGTACACCAAAAATCTTCATCTAAACAAGCCTTAATAGTCCGCTCCCACTTATTCCATTCCTCAGCATCATTTACGCCAATGTCAGGGAAACTTTGACTTGTGCCAAAATAGATATGATCTACTCCTGCCTCTTTTGCCTTAGCCAATATCTCTTCAACAAGAGGAGTGCCTACAACAAATAGTGTAAACTTACCATAGCAAATAGTATGCTCTACTTCATAGCCGGTAAAATACGTCACATTTTGACGTTGTAGTGTGTCTAATCCCATATCAAATATCCTCTGCTGTATCCTGCTGGGCGTGTTCGACCATCTTCAAACGCCTGTTGCCATTCTGTATTACGATTATAACCCCTAGTCCATAGCCCGTCAACCTTCAATCCGCAATTTTGAATGTAAGATACTGCCATAGTCATTGAAGTATAGAACTCATCATTACGAGGACTTGGGCATATTATTGTGCAATTCTTCCAAAGTAGATTGGCAAATGAAGTAGTTACAGCAGGATGCTTCTCTGCTGCCAGCACAACTGTGGCATTATTCTTCAGTACATCTTTTGTGAATACTGTATCATCCTGCTTGAGATCAATGACAACATCATACTGTCCTGTAGGCTCTTTAGATAATTCAATATGATCTTGCCAAAGATGACGATTGCTGTTGCCAACTACAGTGATGGCACCATCATATGAATGTATCAGCATGGTTTGAAAAACAATCCAAGATAGAAAACCTGAACCTAAAATCAACAGACGCTTGTTCTCTGTATTATATGTAGGGAACCCTTCCGTGGCAACATTAATTCCACAAGCAATAGGTTCAATAATCCACTTGGGATCAAGTTCTGGCACAACTACAAATTCATATCTACGAACATTATAGTAATCACTATATGCTGGCTCACCACGAGTTGCTACAAAGTCTCCCACTGCTACATTTTCTAACCCTGGACGGTTAACTTTTGAGCCAACCTTAGTAACAATGCCTAAGCCTTCGTGCCCTTGCATATGAATAGGCAGCGGACCAAAGTTACCCTGCATCATGTCAATATCACTACGACAGATGCCTGTCATAACAGCCTTAACTTCAATCTCATTTTCATCAGGCTCGGGTTTATCCCATAGGGTTTCGATGAACTTTTCATCGCCTGCTGTATATAGGATTCTACTTCTCATCATATGGTCCTAACATATTGTGTATCCAAAGATCCTGTTCAAGTTGATCCTTCCACCATTCACTGTTACCAATATTTTCAAATGCTGTTTCAATCATCTTTTTATATGCTGAAACCGGGCACAGTCCAAGTTCAAATCGTCGCTCACGATCACCAATAAAACTAATACTCTGATCATCTTGTTCTAAACTGCGCCAATTAGCAGTCAGACTATAATGTACCTTACCAACTTTTAAATCAATATTGGCATAATCATCTACATCATATAGCCCATCTGCATTAACAGTACCATATGTTGTATTCTTTAAATCATCTAAAGTCCAACGACGTTCTCTATTAAATTTTAGAACATTAGAGTCTTGATATGCTGTAGGGTTTAATACTGCTACCCAACTGAGCAAGTGCGGCATTAAATCTTTACTGACACCTCCAAAACTATAATGACTATTGGTAAACCAACTGCCTGGATTTGGGACACGATTATAATTGATCCAGTTAATTTTTACATTAGTACTAAGTTTATTCAATTCTTTAAAAAAATGTAATTCTTCACGATATTGATTATTCTTTACCATAATGAACTTTGTTTCAGGACAGGAATCAACCATGATCTGCCAATCGTGTGCTGTCTTAACACCTGGCTTTTCAACAAAGACAATTTTACTATGTTCTGCAACAAAGTAGGCCATTTGTTCATGTGTATGATTTGGAGTGCAGATAAATGCAGCATCGAAACGAGGATGAATGTCTAATGCTAAACCAACACTTTTAAAATCAGCAGGACGAAAAGTATCTACTGTAACAACTTCATGCTTCAAATCTGTGAGAACTTCTTTATAAAGTTCTCCAATTCCCATACCAATAATTAAACTTTTCAACTAAACATCTCCAGGTTCAAACAAAGCATTAAAATGCTCATCATCAACTTTGACTACTGCTTTCTTTTCAGGCTTACTTAAAAGTATAGCATCTTTATTTGCATTTTCAATTTCTTCGAAATGTTTTTTATGCATTGTACTGGCATTGATAGTCTTTTTACCAGTATAGCCTCTTTGTCCAATAATATCAAGCCAAAACTTGTTATGTTCTTCAATGAGGTCTAAACTACGTTGATTGGCAGCATTTTTGATGACCTCATCCACTAGTTCACGGAATCTAATGCCAGTGTTCTTGCTGATCAACATTCCAGGAACGACACCCAAATCATATTGCTCATTGGCTGTTAGTACTGCATTTATATGCATCCAAGCATTATGCGCCATCTGGATAGCATAACTGAAACTATCCCAAGATGTCTTTCCTTCCTTGCCAATCATATTAAGATCGCCAGGCTTATAGCAACAAACGTCGTTTACTGTGATATGCTTAGATATATGGCTATCCATAAAGGAAGGGATAATACCATCACTGCGAGCCACATCTCCATATAACCTAGTGTCTGTTGCATACTTTTTGTTGTCGATCCCAGCAGCCATGCTATACGTCCATTTTGACTCATGCTCTATCCTTAAGTGATCGTAAACGAGACCTTTAGCATTAGCCATGAATGGACTTGCACAATCAAAACTAATAGTAAAGTTCTCATTATGGTATTTACGAACAGCACGTTGAACATCTGTTAATAAGGTAGCCCATTCTAACTTACTTGTGCCAAGAAAATGCATCCAATCATGTGTGCCCTTTTCAAGTAAGCCATCACGAATCATCTGTACAATACGGCGAAGAACAAGATGAATATCACACATATTCTGCCCACCCATTGCCCACCCATTAAAGTGTGTGCCTGGATACAGTTTAGGATCATTAAAGTCCTTCATCTGATTGTACCAATCATCTGCTTCAGTATGATTCTCGCCCTGTAGTACGTTTAGGAACTTACAACGACCTGTGCGATGCTTCATCCAGTATTCATTATTAATACGAGTACCTTTTACTGCTTCCGCATAAGTGCTAATACCTGTTGCTTTAGCCCCTGCAGGACTGCGAGCGACCCAAGCAGGAATATCAAGCACCATGCCATAATCCATGTAAGCATCCATCCAACGAAGAACACCATCACGTTTAGCATGTGCTTTGGGACAGTTAGGATCACGCCAATCACCTTCCCACACTCCCTTACCAATTTGGAAACCACCACTATCTCCTAAGACAAAACTATTTGGATCACGATTGCGAACCATTTCTTCTTTTTCTTCTGGCCGCACATCTAGAATAGCATGTCCTGCAGAATATAGACACCAAGGATAATAGAAATAACTGATATTAGGATCTAAAAAATCTAATCCCCTAATACCATTTTGCATTGATTGTGGTATGCGACTTGCTTGCATCTTCTTCCCATACTTACAAATTTGAAAAGTATAGAAACTACTCAATGCTGGCAAAAAGACTGCATAATCTTTTTGCCGTAATGCCATATTATCCTGAGGTATCATTTTCTTCCTTACTTGCTCTGTGCTGGCAAAATATATTCGTATACAACAAGACCGCTATCAACTGTAATTTGAGTTGCGCCTTCGTCACTGAAGTATACAGTCTTATCGCCATACAGATTTAGTATGCTTTGAAACTGTGCAATTGGCCAGTACCATGTCTTAGTAATATTTCCGCTTACATTCGAATGAAAGACAAAACTACCAGTGTTTGTGCTATGATCTCCAAAGTAGAACTTTAGTTGATTGTTCTCAATCTTTGCAATGAATACTGTTTCGCCGTTGTTTGCGTTTGCTTGAAACTTAAAACGCTGTATGCTGGCAACTGAAGGTTCAAACTCTGTCTGCCAATTTACACCCTTAAACTTCATGCTCTTTAACTTTTCATTTACCATTTCAGTGCCCATGAAACGATAATAGTTCTTAAAATCTCCAGAAGCATTTTCAAATTCAAGTCCGCTAGGAATAATTTCTCCATTACGATCTTGAGTCTCTAACTTGATCTGTGCATTTTCGTTATATTCTGGAATATTTAGAATAGTATTCAACTTTGGAATATTTGGCATACCAAAAACTCCCTTGAACGCAGGATTAGCAGTCTTAAACGTACCCTTTAGAATAACACTCTTATCATCTGCTGCTGCTTCAACAACAGTGCTATTATCATCTCCTGTGATCTTAACAAGGGAAATATTCAATGGTAATGTATGCGACACTATGTCTAATAGAAAATCTTTCATATTTTGTCCTTTTATATTGTTATATTTTATAGTAATTCTTCATCGGTTGCAATAATTTTCGCAAGTATGCTTGTTAATTTTGGTGAATCCAACGTACCTGCTTTCTTACAGATAACATAAGCCATTTTATGAGGTTGCTTGTTTACTTTTTCAATTTCAAATCCAATTGATATTAAATTCTCAATTAAATCTTCAGTCAATGCACCGTATCCAAGTTGTTTTGTATTCTGTTCCACTCCCCAATACTTGTCCAAAGGATTATAGTTAAAGAGATAAATGCCTCCTGGCAATAACAACTCGTAAACACTATCGGCAATTTCACTCAGACCATCTAAACTTTCAAACACTGTCCAATTGACACTGGTTACTAATCCAAATGCTTCTTGTGGGAGCGGAGATAAATCATACTTAGATATTCTATATTGCATCAATCTTTTAGTACTATAATGTTCGTTGAATGTTCCTGCACAATGCTGCAAAACCTCATCACAAGTATCTGCAATGTACAGTGGTTCGGAACTTACCATACTATTTAGAACGTGCCCAACACCAGGAAATAAAACTAATCCAGGATAATTCCAACCCGAAAATCCAGATAAGATATTATTGAAAAATTCAACTTCTGCTGGATTGTAATCATGACTCTTAAAGAATTGTAGTCGATTTGGACCCGGCAATCTAATTCTACGTTGTTTTAAACTTTCAGCAGCAATATTAATTTCATCTAATTTTACCTGTACTTTACTTTTAACTTCAGACAATATAGGCAATAGCATATTTGCAATTTTACTATTCTCTGTATCCTTAGTTAGGATAATAGAGTTTTCTATATAATCCTTTAATTTTGCTAATTCAACTACGTCCATAATTGTTCCTTTTAAAAAGTGAATAATGATTCAAAAGTATTGTTAATGTTAGTATTACTTGCAAGATCCCATTCTAACACTCCCAGTAGATTTTCTACTTTTTGCGTTATAATAGTTTCTTCCATTAATCCGTTATCAAATGGCATATCTTTAAACCACTGTGGTAAACGCTGCTCATCAGTTGGATATGCAATACTAGTCATACCTAATGGATTTGAACGTAACTTACATACAATTGCTTTCATTCCATCGGTGATCTTCATACTACGATTATCGCCATGCATACGAAGCATATTATTCCAGTTAATTGCAGCACGAACATGCCCTGGCATATTTGCTTTGCCATTCTTAGTTTCAAGATCACCATAATATGTTAGTTTATTAACACGCTTTGGAGTACCTTTCTCCCATGCTGGACGTAGTTTAAATTCTTCTTTAAACTTCTTAATTGAAACAATAACATCGTCTCTTGTGCCGCCTTCTAGTACTTGCTGTAAAATACTGCTTAAGAAGTCTTGAACTACTTTTGGGGTATCACTGCGTTTAAGATCGAGACCCATTGCTTTGATCTTGCCAGTCTTGCCTTCACGATCCAAACGCTTGCCTTCAAGATCAATAATCAATGCAGCATAACGCTTCTTAGTAATAAACAAACTCTTACTGGCAACAAGTTCTCTGCCACCTTTAATGATCTTACCATTTTCAGTTGGTACATGAAATGCTTTTTCCATGAATGGAGGGAAACTAATGTTAACTTGTTCGGCAATCTGATCATATAGATTAATACAGATATCACTGTTCCATTCCATAAGTCCAGCAGCAACATCATCCTTAACAACTGGCCACGCACTGAAATAAACAGAATCAGTATCGCCATATATTACAGCCTTACCAATATAATCATATTCACCTGTTAGACATTCATTAACAGTAGCGTCCATATGACGAGCAATAACACGACCACTTAGTGTAGTGCTTTGTCCAATACGTTTATCGAAGAATCTACAGCCTGGATTCAAAATTGCTCCATATAGACTATTTAGATTAATCTTCTTGACTAACTGTCGTTTGTCCCAAAAGGCTGCTTCTTTAGCATCTTTGGATTCTTTCTTTTTGGCCTGGAGTTCCTGACGCTCTTTGTACCATTGTTCAAGCAGGCCTGGAACGACACCCTGTCTGTCAAGAGTGAACAGCGTCCCGTTGGCGCTAAGACTCCATGTTTGGTTCGAATCAAAGACCATCCTGTATATCTGCGCTGCGCTATACGTTTCACTGTCGCCATCCTCCCAATCAATTGTAATCTCAGTACCAATTTCTTGATTCATAACTGCGGTATATTCAAGTGTACCAAACATACCTTCCCATGCATCAGCAAACGTCTTACCACGTGCCATCTTGTCTTTGATATATTGATCAGTCATCACAGGACGTAACTGTCCAATGATAGTTTCAACACTCATATTCAATGCACGAATGGCTGAGGGATAAAGTGAATTAATATCAATTGCACCGATCCACTCATGAATACCTTTCTTAGGATATGCAACATAAGCGCCTGCTGCTTGATTATCATCGCTATATCCTTTACGTGTTGGCACAACCATTCCACGAGCATGAGCAGCATTGATAATTGCTTGCTCAGTCACAGCCACAGCACCCATTGTTGTTTGTAGCAACACAGTATTGGCATGAGCAAGTTCGTTTGCAAGATCAAGAAACTTTAACTTCTTATCCAACTTATCCAACAGTGCAGTATCCTGTCTGTTATATTCGAGAAACTTTTTAAAGTCATCGTTGTATAACTGATCCAGTGAACCTTCATATGGAATCTTACGTTCATTTAGTTCGTATTCGCCAATGGCATCCAGTGCATAACTATGACGTTCTTCATAGGTATATTTGCGATAGAGGTTCATATAATCCATGTGAACTCTGCCAACAAGATCAAAAGTTTGACGTTCTAGTCCAAACTTCTCGTATGTCCTATCTTTTGGCATCTGTCCCCAAAGACAATAGCGACGTGTATCATCTTTGCTTAATACCCTAGAAGTACGATTGATCATGTAAGGAATATCAAAGCCTTCGCTGTTCCAACCGCTTAGTATATCAGCATCTTCAATTAAATCCATAAATGTTGTCAATAAGTCTGCTTCATTTTCAAATAGAAAACAATTTGGGATACTGTTACAAATTGCTTGTGCTTCTTCAATTGAAAGTGTAGGCGGACGCATACACAGTGTAATCAACTGATCTAGCCAATTGAGATATACTGTTACTGCGGTAACTTTTGTAAAAGGATCTTCGGGACTGCTGTATCCACGGACCTTATCAAAGTCCGTCTCGATATCGAAAAATGCAGTGTTTAGTTCTGGAGCATCTTGTCCAAGATAATTGTCTGCTAAACAACGAAAGATTGGATTAATATCACTTTCGTATATTTGCTTTCCTTTAAAAGCAGACATTTCCTTACGGAATTCTTTGCTACTACGAGTGCTTACTCGCTGGCATGGTTCTCCCCAAAGAGTGCGGAACTTGCCGCGCTCGTCGGGGTAATAGAACACATAGTTTGCTGGATAATCATGATAAACTCTTTTACCATCTCGACGTTCCACAACATGGATACGCTCTTTCTCTCTATCAATGATAGCATCTACGTACATTTACATTCCTTCGCTGCTTAGGGCCAGCATTGCCGCTACATGCCGAATAAGGTCGGCGACCTGTGTGTACTTATTCGTCCTCGTGACGTAGATTATCTGTGCTGTTTAAGATGCTTTCAATCATATCAAGATCATCACGCACACGATCATAATCGCGCTTCTGTGCCATCTTAATTGCTCGCTTAAGCAAACTTGGCTTAATTTCCATTTCTTCAGCAATGTGCTTAATGGTATCATTTAGGCCCTCAGTTAATGTTTCAACTTCGGTCATAACTGTTGAACTCTCGCTGATGAGATTCTTCAACTTGGCCTTTTCTTCTGCGTTAAAATTACGAGTTGTCATTTTTTTCCTCTGTTAGTAATGCTTCTAGCAACTTAAATTGATGATATGCTGCTTTGAATTCTTCGCTATTATAGCGTGGTTCTATATGTTTTGCACTATCATATTGCACAAATGCATCCATTAATGTAGGATGCTTTTCGAATTTATTGAAATCTGGTACAATGACATGAAACATTTCGTTTATGATCTGTAAATTTTCGTATACCTTATCGATGTCAATTTTATGCTTTTTGGTATTAATTATTGCAACATCATTATCTAAAACAATATTACCTGATATTGTAATACTGCCTTGTGAAAGATTAGATGATGAAGAAACGACTGAAGTCCATCCACTTGTACCTAAATATTGTCCTGAAAGTCCTGTACTGCCAGTAGCAGTGTTGACTATACTGGATGCTGGGATAGCAACTATTCCGGATGAACCGCCACCGCCCCCTCCTGTAACAGTAACAGTAGAAGGTGATGCTATATTGGGGCTAGGATAACTATAAACTGTTGAATTTTTAGTAGACCAAAACATATATTAACCCTTTATGTCAAGGGTTAGATCTTTCTTGGCTGACCTTCTCTTGACTTCTTATAGTTTATAGCATAAGCGTCAGGAGTGCAATTAAATTTTTGAATAAACATATCATGCAATTTTTTAGGTTCAATTCTAAATTTTTCGCAGATAGTCTGCATTAGCATATCAATGTGATCGTAGTCAGTTTTTGGAATATACTTTAAATTATGTTCAAGTTGATCAACTGCATTTTTATCGCTGTCGTTTGCATTATTTTCAACTGCAAGATCATAACGAAAACGTGCGCCCATTAATCCACGAGCACCTGCGCTGATAGGATGTTTAGACTGTACACCAACCGACATCACTGCTTCCATAATTTCTTTAACACGCATTAGAATTTTCCATTTGCTCGTAGTTTGGGTGGACCACTATTACTTACCTTAAAACCAAACTTAGCAGCTTGTTTCTTATCTTCACCAGGACCAATATCAACAGTTAAAGCATTGGACCAACGTGGATCATGTGCTTCTTTTTCGTTTTTAGGAATGTGACCGCTTGATTCTTCAACACTTTCCTTCAATGCTCCATTAGTATTCTGCATGATAGCATGAGCAATCCTGGTTGCATTTGCAGGGGTCATCAAGACTTCGCGTAGATTGTTCTGCGGGATCTTATACTGACTAAGAAGTTGTTCTCCGTGTTTGCTGTATGCACCAATCTGCATATGTGCCCTAACACCTACACGGTAAGGAGGTCTGCGATCCTTAAAAGCATACAAGGATACAGGTCCAAATTCAAATGGATCGTGTGGAATAAACTTTGCTGCTGCTTGTGTCTTGTTTAGTTTCTTATTTTTGAAACCAATCTTAACATCAAAAGCAGACTTAGTCAGATTAGCAACTGCGGCAACAAAGTCTTCCCATGACATGAATTCTGGCTTGCCGCCATCATCACGTTCTGGACCTTCGTCTGGGGCAAATTCATTGATGCTTTCATCCTTGACACAGTTATTAACTCTGATGCCACCCTTCATCTTAGTACCGGCTTTATGATAACCAGTCCAGCATTTTGGATCTAGGCGTTGCTTGGCTTCGTCCATGTCATCTTTAGGCTTCTTACCATGCTTTTTCATATTGATAGCAATGGCTGCTTGTTGTGCAGGGTTGGCTGCTTCTTGAGTACTGGTTTGTAGCATTGACTTTAGTTGTTTAGAACGACTAGGATGCTTTAACAGTCTCAATGCCTTTGCTTCCAGTTGTCTAATTCTACCTGGAGATATATTATATTTTGCACCAATTTCTTCTAATGTTTTATCTAAGAAGAATCTTTCTCTAAGAATACGTTCGAGTCTTGGTGGTAACTTCAATAACAATTGAGTTATTGCTGCTCTCATTTGAGCATTGTTAACATCGATCTCTGGACCGTGATCATCTGCTTGATCATGTTTAGCAGCATCAAATCTTTCAGCATTATCTACTGGATCAGGCTCTAATGTTGGCAAACGCTTTTGTCTAAAAGTTTTGTCTGCCTTCCAATAATTTGCTTCTAATATCTCACTTATTCTCATGGTTTACCCTGGCCTCTATATTTCTTAAAACTGCGCTTTGTATGTTTATTCATTGAACTCATCTTAAGGTTGCCAATACCTTGGCTTGTGCCTTTATTATTCTTAACTCTTTCTAACTTTACTTCTTTGATTGCCTTTGCCATGATTGATACTCCCTTATGCTGTTGCGAGTTCTTGCTTTAATATTGATACTAACTTCTGCTTGTCAGCAGGCTGTAGATCTTTAATTTGCTGTGATACAGTTTTAAATGTTTTACTTGGAACAAAGTCTCTAAATTTATCTCTTGCAGCACCAGCGGCACCTTTAACTGCTCCTGCTGCTTTTCCTGCTAATCCGCTAGCGGCTGTACCAGCAGCGCCAGCAGTAGATACTTGTTTTAATATTTTTATTACATTATCAATTTGAGTATTAGTTGTTGTGGCAGTTGCTAAGGCAGCATTGTAAGCTTTTTGAGCCGCTGCCTGTTTATCAACTACAGAAGCATTGTTTGCTAGTATGTCTGCTACTTTTTCGTTTAATTCTTTGCTGTTCAAGAAATTTTTAATTTTAGCCAAGGCTTGTTGAGCTTTTTCAGGACCAACTTTAGTTCCATCTTGATGCCAAGCAGTCATTTCAGTTAATGCTGCATCTAATTCTTTAGTAAGAGCATAATATTTTTTAATAGAATCATCATCCATCATTCTTGAAATGTTAACTAACGGATTTCCGTTAAATATATATGTTGCATTAAATGTTGTTAATGCATTATAGCCAGGTACATCTTTTAATATAGGTTTGGCTAACTTAAACATCTCTCCAATTTCAGGAATAGCAGCATTTGCAAGAGCACCTAATGCAGCACCAACTGCCGCAGACTTTACACCTTTGCCAATCGCAGTTGATGCCTTTTCACCTTTCATATATTCATTTGTTGCACGAAGAATAAATCCAGCGGCCGCTGCGGCACCAGGACCAACAGCAAGAGCAGCAATAGCAGTTAATGCACCAATGATAAGACCTTGTTTAATGGGATGTTCTTTAGCCCAAGCAGCATACTTCTCAGCAGTTGCAACGGCTTTAGGAGATTTAGCACCTAATTTTTGTTTAAGATCAGCAACAACAGCATCAACTTTAGTATCAAATTCTTCAACAGGTTTAGTTTGCTGAACAAGACGACCAAGTTTGTTAATGGCATCATCGGCAGTTTTAATGCCTTTCATTACGCCGCCAACTGTTCCTTTAACAATATCCCACACACCTGCTTCGTCTAGTTGACCCTCTACTAGCATAGTATGACGAAGAGCAAGAGCCTGAAATAGTTGGCTTGTTTCTTCAATATATGAATAAGTTGCTACTTCGTTAATTCGCATTATGTACTACTTCCTACCATCTTCTTGCCAGGCTTACCTTTGTCCTTGCCTTTCCAGTAGCCTGTAAAAGTTGGTTCATCATTTTCTACAGTCTCTTCACCAATCTTCTTTTTCTTACGCTTCTGCATCCCAATGCCACCGCTTGCAAATCCAGTCGGACTTCCTCCCATTGAACCTGCACTACTCGCACCAGCACTTGCATCTTCTGCAATTACTTTCATACCCTTATGATCTTTACAATGACTAAATCCAGTCTTATACTTTGCATCTACACCCGATGCACTAAATCCTTTACCGCACTGTGAACAGTGTGCAACTTTCTTTTCTTCTTTGCTTTCACCAATAACGAAGAAACCTTGCTTTTGCTTTGCTGCAATTTCTGCACTCTTGACCATTAGTGGTGTGCCAATTGGTTTCTTTTGTGCGTCCAACTTAGCCATCTTTACCATACCTGGACTTGTGGATCCAGGAGTTGAGCCACCTGCAGGAGGAGTTGTACTCTGTTGTCCAGGCTGCTGTGCATTTGGATTTTGTTGTGGTGCACCAGGAGCCTGAGGCTTTGCAGACTGTGGATCATTTGGATCTTCGCCGGGGCCATATGCTGCAACACCTTCATCAACATCATGACTGGCATTCATCTCATATTCTAAATAATGATATACGCTGTCTAGATAATCAGCAGCCTTGGTAATCTTAGCCTGGACCCAACCTTCTAACCCTTGTTCTTCGCTAATTCTTTCAAGAATTTTTCCAAGTGCAATAGCAGAATGTGCAGCACGATGTAATTCTGCACGTGCCATATCTACTTCATGATCTAGTTCTTGATGGTGATGTCCCATTTCGTGATCATTGCTATTATCTCTTGAAGGAATACTGAGTTCAACAACTTCAGAACTTTCATTAATTCTAGCAAGTGTAGCATGAAGTTTAGCAAGCAATGCATCTGCTGCTGATCTATTTGACTCTGATATTGTTGTATTTTGTAATTCACGAATGCGCTGTTCAACGGCATAACGCTGGGTAAGGAGTTTAACGTGTCGTTCGTTCATCTGGAAAATCCTGTGTTGAAAATATTTATCGTAATTCGAAAGATTGAACTAAAGTGGATAAATTGAGATATATTGTATCATTAATTGCCACAGCATTTATAATTGCTTGCGTTTCCAACTCTAAATTTTCAATCTTTATATGGTGTATGCCAGGGGATAATTTAACATGAACAATTTCTTCTAATTGAAGATAACTGCCAATTTCAATAGGATATATACGCTCGATCAACATAAATTTATCAAGCCAAAGTCTATATCTACCATTTTTAGTTGATGATTCGGGTACTTTAATTCTAACTCTTAGTAATGATTCCATCAATTACTTAGTAGTTAAAAACGCTTAGAAGTTGTTTTTCTAATTCGTTCCCTCTAGCACGTTCTTCTTTTTTCGTGCTGTTTTTCATTTTATGTGCCTTGCTTAACAAGGATCTTAATTCGTGTTTGTTTAATTTGTGATGATTATCGATGCCCAAGTATTCAACTGCTTGGCGTTTTATTTCCACAGTCTTTATATTGATAGGTTCTATTAGAGAGAAATTCTCCCATATTGTAAGGATCTGATCCCAGTCTCTATCATTGGTGCAACGCATGTTACGCTCCTCATTTTAGAACTCCAGACTTGGCAATCTTTTCCAGTATCTTTTCAACTTGCGGAAATGCCGAGTCATCATACTTGATGCCAATACCACCAGATGTCTTCCAAGCGTTAATGTTAACGCCAAAGTCATCAACAAGTATACTTGGCACGCCTTCGTGCATTGCATACTTTGCTTTGTCCGCAGTTAATACAACTTCAACAGGAGGCATGTCACTTAAGTGTTTCTTAATCCATGCCATCTTGCCGGGTTTACTGCGATCATCACCTTCTAGTGGTTTACTGCAAATTCTATATTCACCATACTTTTCGATAACTGTTTTTACTAATGCTTTTGCATGAGGCAGCATAGGAAGATCAACCCAAAATGTTGGATGATCTCTCACTAACTGTAATGATTCCTCTGCATTGTTAATATCTTTATAATGATCAACTCCTGCTAATCTTGACCATTCTCCAAAGAAGTCAGCAAGCACGCCATCCATGTCTAGGTAAACACGAGGCTTAACCGAATCATCTTCCATTACACTTTCAAAACTATGAACTCTGCGTTCCACTTTGTTCACCCATTCCTTGCTAGGATGTTGACTACCATGATAGTATTGTAACACCTTTTTAGGATTTTGTCTACTGACCAAAGCCCACTTGCCTTTAACTTTTTTAAGTGTTTCTTCTAAATTCTCATCGTAATCATCCAATAGATGACCACCTTCCATAATTGCTATCTCCATAGGAGACCATTCATCCAAATCATAAAACTTGCTGTCGATTTCTTTCTTTAGATCAGCAATTGCTTCATCTTCGCTACGGCCTTTAGCAATCAATGTCTTTAACGCACCGTCAATAATAGTTTTTGGCTTTTTAGGTTTCTTTTCTTCAACTACACTTTCTTGTGCTACTCTCTGAAACACATATCCTTTATCACCGCCTGAGACCATGCCAGTATCAACCAACTTATAATCTGGTAGATAACGACCAATGTTCTTGGCAATCATATCATATAATTTAATACGACCTGATTCAGATGACTTACCAGCAAAATTAATGTAGGGTGGCTTACGCTTGTCAACAAACTGCTTTACGATAGCACCTACAGTAGCAAACACACGGAAAGCATCTCCCTTGCCTGTTACTGCTATTGTAGGATTATCTTGATCAGTGGCATCATAAAAGCCAATATGTGCAGTATCAGAATTTTGAGGTATCATAATGGCGACCTGCATTCTTGCGCCGCCATCAGTTTGGAATATAGATTTTTGTGTGGTTGAAGTACTTACTGGTGAAATAAAACGATATGGCTGATCTGCAACTTCGTTAGTTATTTCTTCATTGGCTTTCTTCTTACCACGACGCATGTTCAGTTGCCAACGTGCTAATTGTCCTTTACGACCTTTAGCATGACTTGCTTTCTCTAACTGTGCTATTGTTGCTTTCTTTGGGATGCCATGACGCTGACTGTCCCCAGGATGTCCGGGTCCTTTACCATCAGCGAAGTTCTCATATACACTAGGGGAATTTTCTGGCCAATCTTCGTGATCACCAACTCTACTTTGATTTATACGCATTGCCATTGGAGTGCTGATCTCTTCCCTAGCACGTTTGACCAGATCTGGGAACTCTCGCTTGATGTTACGGTATGCTTGTTTAGCAGCATCATTATATCTGAAGCCAGTTGCGAAATAGATGGGGAAGTAATCACCAGTAGCTGGACTAAAGAATACAGCAGGATCCCAACCTTTGCTCTTATAATGTGTAATCTTATCACGCATCCATTGTTCTAGATCATCATCACGATCTGGCCAACGCTTAGGCGCCGACATTTCTGGCGCTTTCTTCTTTTTGAAAGGCCACATTGCTTCATCTACTGTTTTTGGGATACTGTGTCTTTGACTATCGCCTGGTCTACCCGGACCTTTACCATCAGCAAAGTTTTCACCAAACTTTTTTTTTGGAGTTTTCTCTAACTTGTCTAATAGATCGTAGTAATCCAATCTTTCACCAAGATGATCCATTGCTATTTCAGTAGCAACTTCGATGTCGTTTGTATGTTCAAATTCTACCTTAACACCTCTGTTGACTTGATGATGTATGGTAGAAGGATCTGTTGCATACTTCTTAGCAAGATCTCTTACACTAGGAGTAGTCTTATTAAGTTCTGCGCTTTCGTCAACGCTTTCACTTAATCCCATTGCCTTACGCAATGTTGGATACAATTGATCATGCACTAATTTTTCTAATCGCGGATTAATCTTAGGACCAAGTATACTGCGAACAAATGCTTCTGGATCACCATCTGTGACATTTCTACGAGCATTAGTAGCACTGGCTAAACGTGGACTAATAGCAAAGTCTAATGGATTGAAAATAAATCCTTTACCTTGTTTAACTGCATCTGGATTATTTTGTCCATGTGCATTGCCACCTTTAATCATCTCTCCATAACTGGACATATCGTCTTCGCCTGCAACAAAGGTAGCAGCACGATAACCTTGCTTGTATAACCAAGTAGCAGCAATCAATGGAGTTTTGATACTGGCATCATTGACAATATGTCCTTTAGTCTCAGGAAATAATGCCTGTATCCACCAAATCTTTTGTTCATATGTAAGAGGATTCTTCTCATCGCCAGTTTTAGCACTGACAAATAAGAACCAATCGGCACCTTGCTTCTGTGCTTCTTTTTGTAATGTTTGGATTAATGCATGATGTCCAAAATGTGGAGGGTTCAATCGGCCAAAAGTAAAAACTACTTTCTTAATATTTTCTTCATGAAGTTCTTCTACACGCATGATTAAGCCCGATTGATGATATATTTATTAATGTTCAAAGTTAGCAGCACTGAACTTTGCGCGGTCAACTGTTTTGAATAGACCAGTTTTAGTATGAACAAGATATCCTTCCTGCCCTGGTACATCATTAATATGTGCTTGCATTTGAGCAGGGTGTGCGTCTAGATTATTAACAATATGATCCTTAACACGCATTATACCAATAAATGCCTGACACAATACTTTATATCCTGCTCTATTTGCTTCGATATATTTTTGAATATTATTCATCTTTTGCGGACTTACTTTTTTGCTTGCTAAGAAATCAGTAATAAAATCGCTACCAAAATTATCAAAATTACGTTGCTTAACTCTATAATTGCCGTATGCTTGTAGCAATGAAGGAAGATCTTTTATCTTCAATGATGTCAATGTTGCTTCGTCTAAGAACTTATCCATTACAGCACCATTAGAAGTAATAAAGTTTTCAATAGACTTTAGATCAGGCGGAAGTTTAACTCTAGGAGGAGTTGTGAATTGATCAGTTATCATTAATAATGGACCTTTATTATTAATGGCTGCGGGTAATTTACTAATATGTCTTCCTGGAGGAGCAACAAATTGACCTTGTGGATCCATTCCTGGTGCTTTTGAAAAGAATGTATGTACAACAATACCAGATGTACTTTTTGCCATCTGCTGCCCTAATTCGCTATTAGTAGCAACTGTATATACAACGGTATTAGGTTTGAACACAAAATTGTTGTTTTGAATTGGAGGGGTTTGACTGTATAGTAGGTCACCAAATAGCCACCCACGAAAACTATTTGGTACACTTGCTTCAAACTGAGGCCAAAGTGCAGTCATCATTGCAATTAAATCTTCTCTGCCGCCACCTTTACGAGCAGAATAAACTTGTGCTAGTTCATTAGGATTACGTGGTAATGTTCCTGCTTTGAACATATGTTTGTCAACAAGAGAAAATCCTTTTTCGTCTCTTCCCCAAATTAAAGCAGGTTTACCGTCTGGCTTAATACTAATTGTTTCAGGATTTGTTGCCATCTGCTTAATTGCAGCAATGGCTGATTTAGCACCTACTGAACCACCAATAAGTACCTCATCTTCAGGGTGAGGTACTCTTGCTTTGGTTGGATCATATTCTTCAGTAAGAAATTCTGTTGCTCGCATTTTATATTTATGCTATTAGAGGTTCTCTAATAGCCACAAATATGTTGGAGTAGAAAATTTCAAAATCCATTTGCCTGGATGACCTGAAACAATCTGACCTTTAAGTTCAGGATTTAACCAATCTAATGAAGCCAATCTTTCAGCAGTTGGATAAAATGCAGAGCATTTGCGTACTACATTTCCTAGTTCAATATCATCAATACTTACATTTTCAATAAAGAGTAATTGATCCTTAAGGATGTTTCCCTCTTCGTCAATTACAGTATCTGCATTTGTCTTATTAAGATATTCAACTACGATAGAATGTTCGCCTTCTTCTAATTCTTTGTTGAATTTGAATACTTTAGTTTCATCTTTATCCTTTGATGCATCGACGAACACTTCAAAATCCACTAAGGTATTATCTATGTAAATGTTAACCTTTGGAGGATCGCGCCACCATTGTGCTGCCATAGAAATTTCAAATTCTACATTGTCGCTCATTGGGATGAATTCTCCTTACTGATAATTTCCACTTCACTTGTATCATTTAGATTAAGTTGAATCTTTGGGACATTATTATCAGCACCAACACCGACACCATTAGAAATTTGATTAGTTAAAACTTTCTTAAGTTCTTCAAGATCGCCTGCATACTTGTGATATCCAGTATGATCTAACTTAATGCCAGTATCAGCAAATACCTTACCACCCATCAAACGCCATAGATAACAGAATGTCCAATCTTCTGATAGATAGTTTCCGTCAGGATCAATCATAGTATCAAATAGGCCATACATAAGTGGCTCATACTGTGCGCCAATACCAATGTTGTCGCGATACTTTAGTTCAGGATGTGCAGCAATCATCTGCTCAATTACTTGACGCTTAATGCACATAAAACCTGTGCCCAATGTGCTTACTTCTACTAAGTCGCCATCTACAACAGGGTTTGGTACTGTATTGATGACATACCGAATTGGAATACGCTTCATTGGATATACACCGCCAACAACATCTCTGTTGGAAACCAATAGTCTTAGAATTGACTCTGCATCAAATCCAAGATCGACGTCGATAAACATTAAGTGTGTTGCTGCTTGATTAAACAAGAACTTTGCAACTAGATTGTTGCGACCTCGTGTAATTAGACTTTCATTAACCATTGTATCGATACTGTAGTTAATGCCTAACTTAGCAGCAATGATACTGAACTTAATCATACTAATAAAAGTTGCTTCATTACAAACACCATTATACATCGGTAAACAAAAATGAATATGTGTGTTGCGAAGGTATTCTAGTACCTCAGGAGGTAAGCCATGTGTATTTGGTTCGATAATTTCTTCTGACATTGATTGAAACTCTTTCTAGTTGATTTTAATTATATAGTACTTTATTAATAGTACCAGCAGTGAAATTGGTAACAGCAATTCTAATCCATACAAAACTTCCGATGAAGTTAGAATAAGTTGAAGTTGTAACTGGAGTTTCACCATCTCCAATCTGTGTGTTGGGAACATCAAACCAATCGTCTGATGTAGGATTAGTGGCAAGTGTTGCTTGCACACCAATAGTTCCAACAAAATTTGTTAATTTATAACTTACTGTTTGTAGACCGTCTGAATAACCATAATAGCCGTTAGCATGATATCCTGTAGTATACCAATCTAAGTCCGTGCCATTATAACTGCCGCCCCCGCCAATAGTAGGAGGATTACCACCACTACCTGATCCATTTGCTGCTCCAAATGATGTTTGATTAAGTATCACTGTTGGTACAATACTCATTTTCGTGTTACTTCCACAAGTCTTTTATCACCAACCAATGTTTCAATAACCTCAATCAATTGAGCAATTAGAGTATTGTCTAACATCATTTCTGCTTCGGCATTGTCCTTCAGCAGTTCGCTAATTTTGATTTCTATAGTTTCTGAATTAAGTTTGGCCATATTGTGCTCCTGAAGTATTTATCACACTTCTAGCAATGCTTTTGGCTTACGGCCTCGCTTCTTACCTGCTGTCTTAGTATTGCCATTTGGTTTAATATCATATGCTGCTGCTAGTCGTTCTGGTGCCATCCCGTCAATCTTATCAACTTCTTCGCAGGGAATACTATACTTACGCCCGGATGTATGAACTGCTTGAAACTTAATTGTGCCATCTTCGTGTACAATGCGATCAACTGTTAAAGGAATATATGCTTCAGTTGGTGCATTGCCCATTGCTAAGATTGGGCAAGTAGCCCAAATACGGCTATTATTGGCTAGGATACCACGTTCGATTAATGCCTGTGCGAGCGTTACTTTCAATTTACCTTCTCCATAAGTTTAATAATTTTACGAATCTTGCCGGGGGCGATCATATGTAACATTAGAATATCATCTGTGTTTTTAGCAAAGAAGTTAAAACCATCATATACCCCACGATATCTACCAGAGTAGTCTCTAAGATCAACATGTTTTTTACATCGGTCTATTACCTCTTGGTAATACCCCTTAAACAAAAAATCATTACTATTTGCAGCAAGATATTCTGTTAACGGTTGTTTAACAGAATTATCTTCCCATTCAAAATTACCAAGATAAACATGATAACAAAATTCAGTTGGATGCTTAACGTACTTGATATCAGTGACGGCTTCCAATTGAGTTTGATTGCCGCGCTCTTTTATATAAAGATCATTAGTATATTCCAAACTAACAATCGCAGTTCTATATTCTTCTCTATCCAAAATATGATTGATCAAATTGCTGTCGCTTGTATAGATAGTAGTCCACACTTCACGACGTTTGCGAAATTCAAAATTAAGTACTTCGCATTCACGCAACAATTGTACCCAACGGTGATCAACCATATATCTACCATAACTTTTATCTTGGGTAGAAAAGTTAAACTCAATCTTCCACTCAAAACGCTGCTTATACCAAGTTTGATCAACTTGCCTAATACGCCAAGTTTGGAGACCTAAGTCTTTAAACTTCTGTAGGTATTGATTCTTGTCCAACTGACAGCTCCACTTCGTCGCCAACGGCGCTGACCTTAATTATAACACCGTTAGACAAGTTGTCAAACAGTATTTTCTTAGCCAGAGGAACTTTAATTTTCTCATGTATCAGTCTTGCCATTGGCCTTGCACCCATTTGTGGATCATAGCCATTCTTAATAAGATACTCCCAAGCAGTTTCATCTAACTCAACTGACATATCCTTGTCAATTAGTTGAGTTTGCATTTCAGCAATGAATTTGCCTGCAACTTTCTTAATAGTTTCTTTATTAAGTTTATTGAATTTAATAACTGCATCTAAACGATTTCTAAATTCAGGACGGAAGAATTCCTTAACAGCAGCATCATCTTCTCCTGTACGTTCAAGCGAACTAAATCCAATACGATTACGTTCGTTATCAGCAGCACCTAAATTACTTGTTAATAGAATAATTGCTTGGCGGCAGTCTGCTCGCTTGCCGTTAGAGCCCGTTACAAACCCCTCGTCCATAATCTGTAGCAGAATCTGGACCACTTCCGGATGTGCTTTTTCTATCTCATCAAACAAGATAACGGCATGAGGATTCTTAGCAACCTCACTTATGAGCAGACCACCAGCCAAGTTAGCATCCTCATAGCCAACGTAGCCAGGAGGTGCACCAATCAAACGGCTAACACTATGTCGCTCGCCGTATTCACTCATATCAAAGCGAATAAACTTCATACTAAGTCTTTCGCTTAGTGTCTTAGCAAGTTCTGTTTTACCTGTGCCAGTTGGACCAAGTAGGAGGAAAGCACCAACTGGGCGATTATTACTCTTAAGACCGGCACGGTTGACCCATACTCGATCTAATATTTGATCAACAGCAGTATCCTGACCATAAACACGATGCTTAATATCAGTCTCAACTGTTGAAATATCAACACTGTTCTTTTGTTCTTCCATTTGGTTAACAGGAATACCTGTCATACGACTAATCTCACGTTGAATCTGTACAACATCGATTAGACGATCAACTGCATCAGTACTGCGCTTCAACGCAGCCGCACTGTCGATTAAGTCAATTGCCTTATCTGGCAACTTCTTGTCGTTTTGGAAACGAATACTTAATTCAACTGCGGCTTTAATTGCTGCATCAGTAATTTCAACATTATGAAAGCCTTCGTAATTGTCACGAATACCTTCTAAAATTTGAATGGCAACAGCAGCACTAGGTTCGTCAACTGAAATTCTATTAAATCGACGCATTAATGCACGATCTTTTTCGAAATTCTGAGTGTATTCTTCCCAAGTTGTGGATGCAATTACTTTGATCTCGCCACGAGCAAGTGCAGGCTTAATCATATTGGCCAAATCAACAGCACTATTATTGCCGCCGCCGGCACCACGCATCTGATGTGCTTCATCAATGAAGAGAATAACATTCTTCATGTCTTGAGCAGCAGTTAGAATTTCTTGTAATCTTTCTTCAAATTCACCACGATACTTTGTGCCAGCAAGTAACTGCCCAATATTAAGACTGTATACCTTCCAACCCTTTAAGAATTCTGGTACATCGTCATCAACAATTTTTAATACTAAGCCCTCTGCGATAGCAGTCTTACCAACGCCAGCGTCGCCGACCAATAGAACATTGCTCTTATTCTTCCTTGCTAGAATCTGTACAAGATCATGAATTTCCATATCTCTGCCGATAACAGGATCTATACGTCCTTCACCAGCAAGAGTCATCATATTCGTACAATAATTTTCGAGAACTTTTTCGGCATAACTCTTATTAGTTTTGCCCTTACGCTGCTTAGTCCAACTCTTTACAACCTCTTCCTTCTCTACACCATATTTCTGTAGGAAATGAGCAGCATGGCTGTGTGTTTCGTTAGTAATACTTAGATACAGATCAATCAAATTGATTTGTTTTCTGCCACTAAAAATTACTTGAGTAAAAGCACGATTGAAAACACGTTCTAAACTGGCGGTTTTCTTTAAATCGTCCTGCACATCTTCGTTAGCATATACATTAATTGTTAATAGATATGCTTCGATTTCTTCAATTAAGAGACTAGTTTGTACACCCAGTTCATCTAACAAACTATTAAAATGACGTTCATGTACTAAACTGAGTAGTAGGTGCTCAACCATGAAATATTCATGATTGAATTCTTTAGCATACTCGCGAGCAGCTTTTACAATTTTATCTATATCGCCGTTTGAACTATAAATCTGTTTCATCACTTACAAATATAGCAATGCATAAGCATTGTGTCAAGTATTTACCGGCCGCAGCGACTGAATCTGTTGTACTAAATTAATTTGATCAGATGTTAATGCAGTGGGAATCAATACACTTACCTTTACAATAAGTTTTCCCATAGTTTTATTGAACCGAGCAAAACCTTCATCAGTTATTCCAAATTGTGTTCCGTTTTGAGTTCCGGTAGGAATATTCAATCTTATTCTTCTATTTCTTGGTGTTGTAATATCAACTTCAGTTCCAACAATTGCTTGAAAACAATCTATTGTGACATCAGTAATAATATGATCTTCTATTCTAGTAAACTTAGGATGGGGTGTTACCTTAACTACTATTTCTAATGTACCTCTTGGAACTGATTGAATAGCATTGTCGCCTCTACCAGCCATTTGCAATACTGTTTGATCGCTTATGCCTGCAGGCAAATCTAATGTAATTCTTTCCGTGCCATTACTTAAATTAAATTCGATAGTCTTTTGACATACATCTAATGTTTCTAAGAAATCTAAAGTTAACTGAATTCTTATATTACGATTGCGTGGAACCTGTTGTGCATGACGAAAATTAAATCCAAACATTTGACTAAAATGGTCATTGATATCATTGAATATATCATGAGGATTATGATGAAACTGAGGTTGCGGATTTCTTAATTGGTGATCATAGTGAGCACGTTTATCAGCATCATTCAGTGTTTCATATGCTTCACTGATTTGTTGAAATTTTGTAACATCTCCTCCTAAATCGGGATGATGTTGTTTTGCTAATTTTCTATAAGCAGATTTGATTTCTTCAGGAGTAGCAGAATCTGCTACTCCCAGTGTTGCATAATGTGTCATACACTAATTTATGACTTATACTTTCCCTGACATTTTTTCTTGTCCTCTTGTAAATGCGCTTACGCCTAATATAGCACCAAATGCTAAATGTATTAGGCCGCCATTTGAAAGAGTTAAACTGGTCCATGTCTGATATGGAACAGTGAATCCAAATGGTTTAAAAATTACAGGTAGGAAAATAGTTAGTAATGGAAATCCAACAAAGTCCATGAAACAAATGACCATATATAGCCATCCCATTGCAGGACGCCAAAATGCCTTTGCCCAGTGCTCATTTTCTTTTTCTAATTGCTGAGTAATAATTGCTTTATCAATATCTGCATTTACTTGTTGCTGATAACTGCTTTGTGGTTGAGCAGGTCCAGATGGCGCAGCACCAAATGATGGTGTGCTGCCAAATGACGGGGGCGGCGGAGGAGGCGCAACTGGTAAAGGAGTAGGCGCTGCCATCATTGGCATAGGGGGAGGTGGTGGAGCCATATCAGGCATTGGTGGTGGGGGAGGAGGAGGTGGTGGTAGAGGATCGTTGCTATGCAGCGCATCAACTTCGTCCATAGCCATCTTTGGGGCTACGAGATCTGGATCAATATCCTCTACACCTTTATTACTTTTTTTGGCCATTTGGGTCTTCCTTAGGTGCTGGTTCTTTTTGATAGTAATCTTTGTATGCCTGCACTTGTGCCTGCATTTGCCTAATGACTCTTGTCATTTCAGCCATATTCAAACTCATATTTTCATATCCTGTACTTGTAACAGCAAATAAACTATCTTTAGTTGCTTTTTTCCATACATTATCGATATGACCATCAGTTCCTAGTTTTGCATCTCGTGTTATGACATGCCATTCTACATCTTTAAGACGCACTTGATCTACATTAGGTAACATCATAGCAGGCTTATCAACTTGTACGATTGCAGTAGTTGGAGCGGGTGTTCCTGCACACCCTGCTAATGCTGTTACCAGAATAAAACTGGCAAATAATTTAGCAACTTTCATCCTGCTTTCCTTTATTGATTTGGTTCTCAATGCAACGGAATACTTTTTTAGTTGCTGCATTGGCTCTAGTTTGAACTTCTCCAGGTTTTGCTGTGGCAAACTTATCTAAATCTCTGCCGTCCTTGCGAAACTTATCTTCAAGTTCGTTAACGGCAGCACGAGCATCTTCAAAATCTTTACTTGTTTTTTGTAATATTTCGCCTTGGCGTTTTAAATCTTCTTGTTGTTGAGCAATAGTTGCAGTAGCAGTTTGCAATGCAAATTCCTTAGTGGCTACTGTTTGATTAAGTTCTGCTATTTTATCTTGAGTATATTTAAAATACCCAACAGCAGCAAGTACTACAAGTATTATTGCTATAATTTTGTACATACCGCCTCCAAACATTTGATTATCCTATTCCACTTAATTTTTTAATTTGTGCTAATTCATCGCTAAGTGCTTCTTGATTTTTAACAAAAGGCTTAAACTGTTCGGTAAACTCTTTGTATTTTTCAGGACTAGTCGGCACAAACTGCGAAATAGTTTCTTCATCTAATGGATGATAATCTTTTTGCTTGTACCATTTAAACTTCCATTCAGTTAATTTAATATCAGTTAAATGTTGTAAATCAGACAGCAACTCCATCATATTTTCAAATATACCTTCTTGACGAGGCATTTCAACAAACACTAAAAATTCACCATCGTGAACTTCACCACTGCTAACATCAGCATCAAGTACCCATTCGTATCCATTTTCAATGAAACTGACTAAATCCTGTGCAGGCATACGCTGCTTAATCTTAAAACTAGCAGTTATAACATCTTGATTCTCACCCATCTTGCTTTCATATTCATCAAAGTGAATTTTATCGCCAACAAGGTAGATTAAATCTTCTTTATTAAGACCTTCAGAAAGTTGGCGCATTGGGTGCTCCTCCTGCAGGTGCTGTTTGCTGTTGTGCTCCGCCAGGAGTTGCCTGTGCAGTCGCTGAATTAATTGCTGCTTCAGAATCTTGTTGAGTTATTGACTTCTGATCTAGGTCTTTTTCGTAAGCACTCTGTAGATCACTTAGATCAATATCTTCACCTGCAATTTCAACTGAACCCTGCTTAATATCAGCCATCAAATTCTTTGGCATCATAATATCAACGTACCAAACTTTGGCTTCTACAAGTTTACCTTTTTTACTGCCATCACGATAATCGTTGGGACTATTAATTTTTATGGGAATTCTGACAGTGTCTCTCTGATAGGTAATCTTTGCGCCATATGGCAATAATCGTTTCGCACCACTGGGATCGGGCATAAGATTCTCAGGCCACATAAATTTGCATTTTACCCAATATTTGTTAACGGTAGGACCTTCAACTAATTCTCCATAAATCCAATTTGGAAAAGCATAAAGATCCATGCTATCGAGTACACGCTCGAAATCCATAAGCATCCCAAGACTGGAATCGCTCATATAAATCTTCTTAATATTTTTTACGTTGTCAATGATATCTGCCATGGTATAATATTTATCCATGTAGCACGATAACAATCAAGTAATATAAATTATGCCGTTCGAGTCAAAAGATATGTGTATTGATAACTCTTTTGAACAAGTACTTAAATAATTTTGAGCAACAACATTCAACAACGCTCCGGGAGAACACAAATATATGCAAAAGCGTAAACACAAGGAAAAGTTTATCAGCAACGTCACACATATTGAACCCTACTTACAAAATCCTCAAAAAAAGAATCGAGTTGAAATTATTCCTCGAAACTTAAATCAAGAACATTATCTAAGCCTACTACTAGACTCTAAGAAAAGTATTATTATAGCAACTGGACCCGCTGGAACAGGCAAAACTCTGCTGGCCATGATGGCAGCTATTAAAGCACTGAAAGAACGCCAGATAACAAAAATAATACTTACTCGCCCAGCAGTAGGCGTAGAAGATGAGAAGCACGGTTTCTTGCCAGGTACTCTTCAACAAAAGATGGAACCATGGACTAAGCCGCTCTTCGATGTGTTGCATGAATATTACACACCGCGTGATACTCAATCTATGTTAGAAAATGACATAATTGAAATTTGCCCATTGGCATTCATGCGTGGTCGTACATTCAAAAACTGCTACATAATTGCAGATGAAATGCAGAACGCAACACCCAATCAAATGAAGATGCTACTGACTCGTATAGGTGAGAATAGTCGTATCTTAGTAACAGGCGATGTTCGTCAAACTGATAGAAAGGAAGGTGAAAACGGTCTATTAGATTTTAGAAAATTGTTAGCAGAATTTGAAAACAGCAAATATGTAAGTTCAATCTTGTTTAATAACAAAGACATTGAACGTCATCCTGCTGTTGAAGAAATTCTAAACATTTACGGCGAATAAAAATTAACTGTAGGGCGCCCTACAGTGTTTTTCTTGCTAATATTTTAAGAAGTTGCCAGTGCTGATACGCATCACGCACTGAGGCATTTTCATGCTTGGATTCTTGTATCCAACTGACAGCACTAGCCCACCCCTTGTCGCCTCCATTTTCTTTATAGATTACATATGCTTCGGGAAGATACTGTTCATACCAAATATCTTCTCCATTCTCATCGCTACTAATACCAAAGAAACCATTGCCATCCATAAGTGCAATTACTTCTGCAATTGGACGTAACAGTTTCTTTTGTTTATCTGTGAACTTATGCTTGCGAGGTTTAGGAAAATTGTCTGCAAAATATTCACTAAAACTCGCCAATCGATTACCTTTAACTGACATTAGTATTAGAACGTAACCACTTATTAATGTAGTCGCTATAATGTTCAGACATATACTTGAAAAGATCGTCAAAAGTACGTTCACTGAATCTATTCTTAACAATCTTTTGATTTGGAATATCAAGAATAATACTTGCTTCAGTCAAATCTTTCTTCTTTATGTTCTTAGTGATGTGGAATGATTCATTATCAATAAATCCTTCTTGTGGTCTGCTAGAATTACGCAAGACCTTAATATGCTTTACAACCATAAACATTCTATTAGACATTTGTAATTTCCGATAATTCAATAAATGTAGCAGAAAGATTAATCTCAACATCTGCTACCATGCTGTGATTTACAAGACCATTACGAATAATAGTAATTGCTTTGTCTTGTTGTTCCTCAGTTTTACCCCACAGTTCAATGTTATCATACATCCAACGAAATAGTTCGTCCACATCATCTGCACGAATTTGACTGCAAATTAATTTTCTTGCATCTCTAACTTTGCCTGTTTTAAACAATTCAACTGCTTTGATTCTATAGTCGTCAACTGAATTACTATCTGAGGATGGATTTTGTAGTTCACCATTTACACAAGCCATCTGTAGGCTATTCAAACACTTACGTAAGTCTGGATAAGTTGCACTGACATAATTGTCTAATACATCAAGATCAAAGACAACATTCTCTTCTACTAGAACTGTTGCAACTCTTGCAGTAAATTCAACTCTGTCTAGTTTTTCAATATGAAATCCTTGGCATCTACTGTGTAATGCAGCAATAATTTTGTTTGGAGAATTACAAGTTAGAATGAATCTAGCAGATGAAGCATACGTTTCTAACAATCCACGCATAATTGCTTGTGCATTGTGTGTTAAGTAATCTGCTTCATCCAGTAGAACTACTTTGAAATCACCAAATGGCATTGTTCTAACAAAGCCTTCGATTTTATCTTTAAGAAAATCCACACCATTATCACGACTGGCATTGATCTGCATGAAGTCATAATCGTCAACATTTAGTTCATTGACTAGTACCTTAGCCAACGTAGTTTTGCCTGTTCCTGGACTTCCACTTAAAATGATATGAGGAATGGACTTATTTTTGATCCATTCCATTACTTGGAGACGTTGTGCCTCATCTCGCCATACGTAATCATTAATGCTTGCGGGCCTATACTTTTCAACCCATAACTTATCAATTGCCATTTTCAACCTCTAGCATTAGAATACAACAAAATTTTAATAAAGTCAATTAATCACGCTTATGATACATGGGAGCGACATAATCATCAACTGGTAAATCTTGCGATACCAGTAGTACATCTTTGGGATCAACCATTCTTACTGTAATTGATTCGCCGTCATCGTTAGTTAAATCAATTCCGCGAGTCCAACGACCATGAGCAACATAGATCCATTCGTCCTTATTAACATCTTTGTTTTTATGTCCTACTGCCAAAACTCGACACCAACGAGGTCGAATGCCACGTTCTTCCTTATCGTCTCCAGGAAGAATTACTCCCCCTGAAGTTACTCGTTCGCCAAATTCCATATCAGTAACTAAAATATTACTATGTGTTGGAGTGATCTTCCTCCAATCTGCTTTAATATGAATACGTGCTGTAAATGCCATTAGATTCTCTTTCTTGATGCGGCAAGTTTTTCATTTAATTCTTGACTACGTGCAACTGCATCTGCTAATCCGCCGCGTGGTCGATCATCTTCGGACACTGGATCTTCAACTTCAACTGATGCAGGTGTTGGTGCAGTAGAAACAGGAATGGGGTCTGCTGGTGGTGGTTCAAAACCCATTGCAATGTCGTCTTCTTCAATCTGCTGAACGACTTCATGTTTTGGATGCTTTGGAATATTATTGCCACTTAGGTTATAATGTTCTTGCATTACCTGTTCTCTAGTCTTAATAATTCTTCCACCTTGAACAATATCACCTCTGACATTTGTCTGTGTATTGCCAACTGCGATTACTGTTTCGTTGTATAATTTTAACTTTTCTAAATCGATGTTATTGCCACGTGCTGTTTTGTAAACTGCCATTTGTTTATTCCTTTTATTTTATTTAACGTATGAATTCTTCAATATCTAAATTATAGGTTATACTGTTGATCTTGTGAATTCCTAATAGATAAAGAACGAAACTGGCTACACTACTGCCTCTGCCCACTCCCCATACAATATTGTTGGCTCTTAGCGTGTCAACAAAATATTTGAGATAACGTAATAAGTCTAGCAAATCACGTTCTGCATACATTAACAGTTCTGCTCCAGTGCGCTGGAGTTCAGTTTCATTTCTACACTGATCCAAGAGCCACTTTGCAATGTCGAGATCTTTATATTCATTAGGCATGAACCAAGTATTTTGATTTACTTGATGCCATTCAATTGGATCAACAGTAATTTTCTCAAGTTCTTTAAGATGAGACCAATTTAGATACAGACTATCTATTGCTTGATTATATTTGGCTGCTGATTTTAGTTCAGCAGCACTATAATCAAACTTTGGATTTTGATACAAATGATTACAGATATCTTGTTCCGTAATTATTGTACGTCCATATTCATCAATGTTTAGTATCTTTGCCACCATCTATAATCTTTGGCTTCCACTTTGGTTCGGGTTTATTTTCTTTGGCTGTCTTTTCCCACTGTAGTGTCTTATCCCAAATTGCAGTGTGTTTATGAAACTTAATTTCTTTCTTGCCAATTTCAAACCAATCACTAACAGAAGGATCCGATCTTTGCCACCATGGCTTTTCGCCATTTACAGTCTTGTACATTTCACAATCTAAACTGCCAAAATCTTCTGCAAAGTCCTCATCATAATGAACCCATATGTTATCTCCTTGGGAACTTTTAATTTTGACTTTTCTAACAGCCAATCTTCCTTCAACAATTGCATTTAATTTACTGAATATAACAGCCGCAAGTATAATATCAAGAGGTTCTGTAGGTAAACTAATAATTTTCTGCTTTGTTTTCTTCTGTAGTACCTGCATCAAAGGATTATTGATATTCATAAAAAGACCGTGATCAAACATTACTTCCAATAAAACTTTACATCTTTCAAATGCAGTATTTTGTTGATCGCCATCATCAGTTTCTATGTCGAAGTAAATTTTACATTCATAATTATTAGGACCTAACCATTCATCGAGTGCTACTACTGATGGCCATTTAGTATCATAACTTAAATCGGTCATTTTTTAATTTTCACCTTATCCTTTAGCATTTTATCATTGGCTGCTTTTTCTGCTATTTCGTTCATTCGTTTTTGATACTCTGCTTGGTAACTGTTTAAAACCATTCTAATTTGTTTTGCTAAATTTGCATTTCCAAAACGATATGCCTGATTTAATTTTGTACTTAAATCAGTGCTTTCTTTGATAATTTCATCAAGTGATTTTTCTGCTAAACTACCAAGCAAAGGATGAAACATTACAGATCGCCTTCTTTACGATTTTCGCTGTAATGAGCATCAAACTTACCACCAGGATAACGTGCTTCTAACTTACGCACATTCTCTTCAATTACATCATTCGGATCTAAATCTAATGCACGACAAGCATTAGCCCAATACCACATAATATCGCCAAGTTCACGCTTCATATGAAAAACATTCTCTTCAGTGAGAGGCTTGCCTTGAAACAACATTTTCTTGATAATTTCATTGTATTCACCGCACTCACTGCTAAGTCCAATACCACTTGTAATGAGCAGCGGTACATTAATCTGAGGTCCATATTCAGAAATGCCAGTTGGTGCATTAAGTTCATAATTTGTATCTAATCTATCTAGTCTATTCATAAAAGCAACGAGATCATTTGATTCTTCGCTGGTAACTGCTGCAACAAATTTTGTGTAACGATTAAGGTCAATAGTCATAAAAATACTCCTACTATGCATAGTAACGTAATGCATAGTAGGAGTCAATTAAATTATTAAGTAGTCTTAAACCACTTAGCAGGTGATGATGAACCAACATACTGATATTTTACAGTACTGTTAGCAGCTAATGTTGTCACATTACCAAGTATCAACGTGCCTGCATTTGATGAAATCTTTAATGTTGTAATTGCATTGTTAGAACTAATAATAGCAGTCTGTCCATCATATGCTGGATTCGGCAAATAAATGCTTCCTGTAGCCAATGTTGTAACACTGTCAATAAACAATCTATTATTAACTTGTTTAGCAAATCCTGTTGTTACTAGTGCATACTCATAACGATCGAATGTGCTTGCTGAACTGCTCCAGTCAAAGTTAGTAGCAGTTTGACGACGTGGACGAGTTAAGTCAATAATTGCAATACTTGCACCTTGATCATCAGTAAAGAATTCAAAGATATAAGTACCAGCCGCAGAAAATGATATTGCGCGAGTGCTTGCACTAAATCCTTCAATTGAATCTGTACCAATTGAAACTTGTGTTGGTAAAGTTACAGTATGTGCTGCATTAGTCAATATAACTTTAAGTTTAACACGACCTAGTTTACCACTTACAGGAAATCCTGAAAATGTTAGTACGATTGATCCTGAAGTATTAACTGACCAATAATGTGCAGAAGTATGAATAATTGCAACAGTACCTGATGTACTACCAAGATCTGCAATTGTTTCTTTAAAGTTATAAATTTCTGCACCGCTAATTAAGGTGCCATTCATATCATTGTTAACAGAACCACCGCCTGACAAAGCGCCTTTTAAGATTGTCTTGTTCTGTAAATCTTCAATTTCAGTTTTTGCGTATGCTAGGTTAGTTTGTATATTTTTAAAATTAGTACGAAACCCTTGGCTATCATTGTCAACGCCAGCGATGGGGAACGTAGGATCTATATTTAGGCTATTAATATTACTGGCCATTGTAAAAAACTCCAATCTTTGGGAACTTCAAATATTTATCGCCTTCTAGAGGCAATGTGTAACTATCGATATTGTTAACGAATTGTGTACTATTTCCGTCAAACAATGTTGGTAATGTTGGTTTTAACACTTGAGTATTTGTCTGCGAATATAATGGTACTGTATTAGATATACCAACAACTGATACATCATACAGTTGATAACTGTTACCATGCTTATCGCCATATTGTACATATACATATTGTGGAGAAACAAGAACTTGTCCAAATGTAATATACTTGGCTACATTTTCTCCGTAATTGTCATAAGTGAAAGTAATACTGTTAATAACAGATTTTACAGTCACTGATTGAATTTCACCACTGCCAATAGAAATTTCAATGGGATCGCCTACATTCAAACTATGTACAGTAGTTGTTTCTATTGTTGCAACATCATTATTTCTAGCAAAGGATCTAACAGTCAGTGTTTCTCCTGGGCTGATTGATCTAACAAATTCTAAACTTACTCGTTCTTCACCATCAACATCAATCTTCCAAACGCCACCCTGTTGATTTACAACAGAAGAAATAGCCAGTCGATCTTTGTATCCAGGAACATTAACGTAATTTGTTTCTATGCCTCGATCCCATGTATTATCTGCCCAACCATAAAACTCGTCAAACCCATAGTTATTTGGTATAATTTCGCTTTTCACCCAGCCATCATTTGCAGTAACATTCCAACTTGAAAATCTTTCTTGAGTTGCAAATATAATATACTTTCCTTGAAGATTATATCCTGTTCCATCAAGTCCACCTGATTCAATGATATATTCTAAAGTTTTACCGTGAATACTATCAAATGGGCGATCAACAGCATAATCAACAGTGGCAACTGGAGTAATAACAGCAGTTTTTCCAAGTGCTGACTTATCAAATGACGTATATTTTTGATCGACGAATTTTCTCTTAACTAAATCAAAGTTAGCAGAGTAACTGTTATTTAGAATATATCTATCAGCAACAAAGGCAACATCTTTAATATTGTAAGGTGCATATTTCTTAATATTGAATAATGCTTTTTCGCCTGTGCCTGGTTTTAGATATGCCAATACAGCACCTGTTGTGTAACCTAAAACTCGATTATTATTTTGGATACTGACCATCCATTCGGGCAAACTATTTAGATAACTGTTTTCTAAATTATTTGCTATGTCTTTTTGCATTAATGTTAAATCATTAGGTGCAATAATTTTAGATCCTGCTGCTCTTGGATTTCTCCAATTTGGTTTAGTTTTTGTCATTGATGTAAATGCAGCAGGACTCTTTGTTATTGTAACGCCATTCTTATTTTCATATGCTTTAGTATCTTCTATTAGATCAACATAAATTACATCATATAACAGATTACCATTTTCATCTTTACCTTGTGCTAACTTATAGTCACCAAAATAAAATTTCTTATTGAAATGTCTATTGCCCATTGCAGCAATGTAATTACTTAATTTACTTGCCTTAATTCCATAACTTACAATAAACTTAATATCTTCCTGTAGCCCATAATATGGATCTAATGGTCTATAAATATCATTTGGATCGAATATATCTGTATTATGTATAATACTATAAATTTCTTGACGTTGTTTAATAGATGGCAAGCATTTGATAAACAAATCTTCATATGGCTCGTAAGTAGATTGTAATACACTTAACTTAAATGTCTTTTCACTTTCAAGTTGATTAAAATAATCTTTTGCTATTACAGTAAATGTATATACATTATCAAAATTTGTGTTTCTTAGGTAAACGAACTTTGAAGCCAAATCTTTATCAAAGGTAGTTTTGCCTTTGTCAAATCCCATAGTTTGAAAACTTACTCTACCACTAATAGTACCGTCTTCCAACAACTTAATACCTTGTGGCAATCTACTGCCAATCTTCAATGAATAATAAAGTTCTCTGTTGCTTTTTGCTTGTGCCTTAACATATAGACTGCTAATATCTCCATTGCGAATATATCCAAGATCTTCTGGACTATCCCAAGTAACTGCAAGATCTAAATTACCTAATACTGTAATGGTGAAAGTTTTAATATCACTTGCACCGTTATTCTCAGGTGTTATTACTGATATACCAAACTTATAAACTTTTGATGTTTCGACCTGTGTTGGAATATAACCAGTCAGCCAACCAGTTGCGCTGTCTAAAGTTAATCCAGGTGGTAATTCATAATTTCCACTTTGATCCCAGTATGTGTCGTCAAACCCAGAAGTAGGAGGATCAAATCCTGTATCTATTCCACTAGAAAGAATATATGAAATTTCAGTATTGTCGTAATCGATGCCATCAAACTTAAATGCATAATAGCCACCGCTATTTGTTATTGCACTAGTACCTAATGTTCTTGTTAGTAGAATAGGTGGACGATTGGCATTGATATCAGCAGTTAACTTTAATGTGTCATCTTTAACAAACGACGAGTCAGCAGTTAACCCTGAGAAATTATATACAGTTATCTTAAAATTTTTAAAAACTATTGCTTTGCCATCAGTTACTGACGCAGAAAAATTATAGTTAATAACATTACTTTCTGTAACTCTTTCAAACCCATCAGTGTTCCAAAAAGAATCATTGAATCCTACTAAATTTGAAACTTCATTGAATATAGGATTGATAACTCCACTAATTAGTCCCGTTTCACTTAAACTTAATCCGGGTGGCAATTTACCTGTTACTAGTTTCCAAGTTAGTGTATCGTTGTTCAAATCATATGCATTTAACTGAAGTGTTATATCAGTGCCATCTACATATGTGCCAAGTGGTTCTTCTAAACTTGTAATGACAGGTGGATAATTACCTGTTACTGTAATATAAAAAGTTCTGTCAGTGATACCAGTCACTTCACCATTATAAATTGAAGTTGCTCTAATAGTGAATGTACTTGTAATATCCTGATTGACATTAAAAGGAACACCAGTAACAGTATATGTTCTTTCAGGATTGCCACTTACATATCCTGTTGGATCAATTTGTACACCGCGTGGTAACTGCCCAGCAGTAAGTTTATAATTTACAACTCCGCCATCTGGATCAATTGCTTTTAGTCCTAAGTCAAAATACTGCTGTGCTGCGATTTTACCAAAATCGCCTTGTTCAGTAATCCAAATTGGGTTTCCCATAGTGTCTCCTTAATTATTTATTGACACAACAGGAATTAAAATCTTCCAACTGCAACTTCAATAATGCCAATATCCTCATCAAAATTTTCTAAGGATTTGCCAATCACTGTTCCAATTGTTGGATTTGCAGATGCACGGGCATAACCATTACCTGCACTTACCATCATTTGGCCTTTCTTTACTGGTCCGTGGACTTTACATTGAGTACGACCTGTTAATGCAACTGCAACAGGAAAATCTGCTTCTATTGCACTGTTCATTAGATAAGCAGGATTTGTTGAAACAATGCCTGCAATGCTTGCACTGTTTTCTTCTGCAACAGTTAATTCATATACACCGCCAAATTCAACAACAGTACCTGGTTCATAATCAGCATCAGCAGCATAACATTCTGCTAAGTCAGCGTACTGTGCAGAGGTTGCTTTCGCCCACACTGTACCAAAAGTAGCACCACTGGCTCCGATATCACCTACACCATTAGTACCTGCATTTGTAATTCCAGCAGATGCGCTGTTCACTGATATAGTTGTAAATGCGCCAGTATTAGCAGTATTAGCACCAATTGGTCCTGTATGGTATCCAGTAAGTTGACCACCACTAGTAGTGATAACTGAAGTAGCAACTACTGAGTTAGGAGTAGTTGCACCAACAGTACCATTATGTGCTCCACTAGTTGCACCTTGATAGCCACTAGTTGCAGTTAATGTAGTAAACGCACCTGTATTAGGAGTTGTTGCTCCAACTGTTCCATTTATTGGCCCACTTGCTGCGCCTTGATAACCACTAGTTGCTGTTAGCGTAGTAAACACACCAGTGTTAGGAGTTGTTGCTCCAACTGTTCCGTTCAACGGACCTGTTAAAGGTCCTGTCGCACCAGCAGATACACCAGATAGTGTAACACCTGTAATAGTTGCATTGCCTGCCCATATACCAATAGTACCTGCTACAATACTAGTAGATGCTGTTACTGTAGTAAATGCACCTGTGTTAGGAGTTGTTGCACCAACTGTACCATTGTGATCGCCACTTGTTGCACCCTGATACCCACTGGTTGCCGTCAAAGTTGTGAATACACCAGTATTTGCTGTATTAGCACCTACAGGACCTGTATGATACCCAATTAGTTGTCCGCCGCTTGTAGTTGTTACTGAAGTAGCAACTACTGAGTTAGGAGTTGTTGCACCTAGTGTTCCATTAAGAGGTCCACTTGCTGCGCCTTGATATCCGCTAGTTGCTGTTAGTGTAGTAAACACACCAGTGTTAGCATTAGTTGCACCAACTGTACCATTATGTGCTCCACTAGTTGTACCTTGATATCCGCTGGTTGCTGTTAGTGTAGTAAACACGCCTGTATTAGCAGTATTGGCACCAATTGGCCCAGATATATAACCAATTACTTGCCCACCACTAGTTGTTGTTACAGAAGTAAATTTGCCAGTATTTGGAGTTGTTGCACCTACAGTACCGTTAAATGGTCCACTTAAAGGTCCACTTGCTCCTCCCGATGCAGAACCAGTTGTGTTTTGGTTAAGTGTTGGGAAACTACCTGAAGAAACAGAACCGATTACGCCTTGTACGTTAGCAGCAGTTAAGCCAGTTATATAAGTTGCTGAAGAAGCAGATATTGCAGCACCTGTAATTGCGTTATTGCCGCCCCACATAACCATGTCGCCGACATAAACATTTCCAGCAAGTACTTTGTCAGAAGTTGCAGTACCAGTTACACTAATTGATGCACCACTAAGCACTGCACCTGTATTACCAATAGTACCTGCATATACGGTAGCAGCATTAGCGCCATTTAACGTAGTGAGTCCCGATGCAGTAATTGTTGTAAATGCACCTGTATTAGGAGTTGTTGCACCTAATGTTCCATTAAGTGGTCCGCTTGCTGCACCTTGGTACCCGCTAGTTGCTGTCAATGTTGTAAATGTGCCAGTGTTGGCAATGGTAGCACCTATAGTTCCATTTATTGGACCCCATACTACACCATTGACATTTCCTATTAATGTTGCGCCAGTATTGCCAATTGTTCCTGCATTAACAGAAGTTGCATTAAGTGCAGTTGCAGTAATTGTTGTGAATGTTCCAGCATTAGCACTATTAGCACCAATAATACCATTTAGATAACCATAGATATTGCCGCCGCTAATTGTTATTAACGATGTAGCAACAATTGAGTTTGGAACAGTTACACCGATAGTTCCATTAAATGGACCGTTAACTGCTCCT